TAATATTCAAAAGATTCATCATCTTCATTAAAATAAATAAAATTTGGTTGAAATATTCTTATTAAATAATTTTGAAATTCTTCATTAATAAATTTTTTTTCACATATTGAATATAAAATAGAATATAATAATATTTTTTTTTCTTCAAATGATAAACGATCTACATAATATTGATATTCATAAAATTTATCAAAAGATAAATATTTAAATATTTCTTTTTCATTTTTATTTTTTTTTATATTGATAATAAAATTAAATACTTTTTGAATAGGACCTGAATCTGATAAATCATAAGATATTTTTTCATTTTTCATTTCTTTTTTTCTTTCTTCATTTGTTAATATTGAAAAATAATTGTAACGATTATTCCCTTTATGTATTCTGTAATAATTAGGTAATAATTTATCAGAACTAAAATATGGCTGAAATATAAATATATCATTATTATAAATTAAATAACCATTATTGGAATTATTTGTAATCATATCTTTATTAACTATCATTTGATTTAATGAATGTGATAATATTTTTATATCAATATTTTTATATTCAGAAATAGAATCAATAATTTCTGAGAATGAATAAGATAATATATTATTAAATAATAAAGATATTCTTTTTTTATATATATCAATTAATCCTTGTGAATATTTAATTTGAAATGTATCATTATTAAAATATTCTTCATTTATATCATAACGATCATCGCCCAAATAATCACATACATTTTGAAATGAACATACTCTTGAATATGGTTTATCATCTGGTGTATATAAAAAATCAACTGAATTTATATGTGATGGTTTAAGATAAAAAGATTCAACATTATCTTTTGATAAAAAATTCACATTTTGAAATAAATATTTATCAATTGCATTTTTTTTTAAAATATTTTCAATAACTCCGATTTGTTTAGCTTTTTTTTCTGAATAACGATATAAATAAGTATCGATTGTTTCTATTTCTTTTGTAAAAAATGAATTATGTAGATAGATAGTAACATTTCTTTCTTGAGAATCTAATAATGTATGAGAACAATTACGGATACCTCTTCCTATAACTTGTTCTAATTTATTAATATTATGCCATGGTTCTAATATATGTATTGATCTTATACATTTAAAATCCAAACCTTCACTAGCAACTTTTGATCCAATAACAACTTTTATTAATTCACCATTTTTATTTTCTGGAGAAGTTAATATTTCTAATTCTTTTTTTAAATTATTTGTTAAATTTTCCTGACCACCTGCTATTACCATATATTTAGCTGGTTTAAATTCATCATTTGAGTTGGGAGAATATGATACTGGTTCTCTTTTATTATTACATTTTAAAATTTCAGAATCATTATATTTTAAATAACCATTTTGTTCCAATGCTAAAACTAACGGTATTATACCGGATTTTATCCAATTTGTATATATAAATATAATTCCTTCACTTTTTGAAATTATTTCTAATATTGATTTTATTTTACAACTATAATCACCGATTGAATTATAATCTAAAAATTCATTATCATCAATATATTCATATTCGGGTGAAGATCCTTTCATTTTATAATTAAAACAATCTAATAATCCCTCATCCCCATAATTCCCTGATGGAAATACAATATTTGACATTTGTAATAATTTATTTTCTTGCTGAATTTGCAAGTTTTTATAATTTTTAAATTTTGAAAATTCAGTTTGATATTTTTCTCTTTGTATACCATTTAAATTAGAACTATATAATTCTAAAAATGATAGTCTTTCAGATGGATCTATTTCATTTAAAAATAAATTAATATTTGGTGAATTATCTTTATTCATAATATTTTCAGGATTATGGTCAGGATATAATCGTATTGGAAATGATATAGGATTTTCACCTCTTAAATAAGATATATATCCTTTTGATTTATTTTTAATAATTTGGATACCATCGGGTGTTAAATTTCCATCATTATCAAATAAATCCCCTGTAATTGGTGTTCGATTATCATTTAATAATAACATATTTAATATCCAAATTATTTCTGTAGATACATTAAACATAGGATTAGCTGTCAATAAAACTAATTTTAAATTAGTTGAATATTCAATAACTTTTGAAATATATTTTATTGTATCACGAGCCTCATCTTGATTTCCATCCCCTCGGATATTATGTGCTTCATCTATAATTAAAACACGATCAGAAAAATTATTTTTAATTATATTAATTTCTTCTAAAAATATTTCTTTTTTATTTGCTTTAGGAATATGTTTAGTTGAATTATCTAATAATTTTTTTATTTTATTCGCAAATGCAGCATAACCATACATTTCATAATATTTTTTAATTTTTTTATTTGTCATATTTTCTGATTTTACTTCATCTTTTTCATTATTTAAGTATGTATCTCCTGTACATTGATTCATATTTTTTTTATGATTATGAATAGTTTTTTTCCATCCGATTTGAATATTTTTTGATGATAAAATAATAATTCTTTTTCCTTTATTTCCGTAAATATCTTTAAAATTTTCTGCAATAGATACACCCGAACATGTTTTTCCTACACCAACACCATGAAATATCAATATCCCATTATAAGGAGTATTTTTTGATAATAAATTTTTTAAAAATATTTGATGAGGAGCTAATTCAAAAAAATCAATATTACATTTATCTTCAATTGTTAACATTTCATTAACTAAAGTATTCATACCAAATTCTTTTTTATGTGATATTTTTTTTATAAAATTTTTTTCTTTAAAATCAGGATAATAATTAAATTCTTCTTTATAATCATTTATTTTTTGTTCGGTTATATCATCATGGGATTTTATTTCAATTAATCTTTTCAATCCTTCTTTTAAACATTCTTTAATAAAGTCAATATCATCAATATCATTAAATAAATCATAATATTCCCTTAAATCTTCAATTGTTTTACTTATTTCAATATTATCATATATATTATAATATTCATTGAATGATAAATTTAATTTATTAAAATAATCTTGAGATAATAATATTTTATTATTTGTTAATTGATAATTTTCCTCGAAATAATATTTAATCATTATATTAATCTTATATATTAATTAATAATATATTTACAATCTATATTATCAATGAAATTATATATTTGATTGATAATTTTTCTCCTTGTATGATGATAATTTCTTATTTTATCTAATGATTCTTCTTTATTTAACCATTTAATATCTTTAACTTCTTTATATTGATTTGCATTTGAAAAATCTATTTTAACTTCTTTATTTTTGTTTATTAAAAAACCAATGTAATAAATGTGTTTATATTTAATTTTATTTTCACTGATATATTCTTCTTCAAAAGGAATTATATTATCAATTAATTGATAATCATTTTTATTGTAATTTGTTTCTTCATTAAATTCTCTTTTTGCACATTCAACATTTGATTCTTTTTTATTTCTTCTACCTTTGGGAAATTCCCATTCACTATCTAAATAATTTGTTTTCGATTTATGTATAAAATAATCAAAATTTATAAATATTTTAAATTTATTATAAAAAAAACCATTTTTTAATTTATTAAATTTTTCTTTACCTTTAATATAATCATTTTTATTTTTATAGTTTTGATCTATATCATCTATATCATCTATAAACCATAATTTTTTCCATAAATTATCAAAACTATAATCTTTTATATAATCTTTTTCTTTTATTGAAAATTTATCAATTAATATTTGAATATATTTAATATTATAAATATCATATTTTCCTCTTAAAAATTCAATATAACACAATGAATCTTTTCTTTGAATCATTAATATCTTATTATTATCTTTATTAAAAATAATATGCCCAAAACTCATAACAGGATTCAAACATTCTTTATATAAATGTCCTTTTAATCCACAATTATTGCAATATTTTTCTGTTTTATTAAAATCGTTCATTATTATAATTATAATTTCAACTGTTTAAATAATATATTTAAAATTAACTTTTAAATATTAATTATATTATAAATTAAATATGTCATCTTTATCCGCTTTCAAGGATAAACCATTAAAAAAATGTCATACAGATAAAAGAGAGATGATTGATGATATACATCATAAAATTATTGGAAATATTTCTGAAGAAAAAAAGATAGATTATTATTTGGAAAATGGTGTTTTATTAGATGAATATTATTGTGGTGAAAATAAATGTAAAAATAATGTAAATGATAATAGTATTCTAAATTATTTTAAATCATCAAATCATAATAAAAATGATATAAGGGAAAATAATGATGATATAAAGGACAATGATGTTAATGCTAATGATGATAGTATTAATATAATTAATGATTATATGTGTAATATAGATGATAATTTTATCAGTAATAAATATAAAAATGATTTAAATGACAAATGTAAAGAATGTAATGAAATATTATTATATAATAGTAATGGTAGTGAATTATTTTGTAATCAGTGTGGATATACTGAAAAAATTATGATTATATCTGAAAAGGGATCGTATAATGATCCTCCAAGAGAAGCAAATTATTTTGCTTATAAAAGAATTAATCATTTTAATGAATGGTTAGCACAATTTCAAGCTAAAGAAACAACGGAATTACCTGCTACAATTTATGAAGATATTTTTAATGAATTAAAAAAAAATATTGATCATGATATTAATAATATTAATTATAATCAAATTAGAAATATCTTAAAAAAATTAAAATATAATAAATATTATGAGCATATACCACATCTTATAAATGTTCTATCAGGTATAAAAGCACCCACATTAGATAGATCTTCAGAAGAAATGTTAAGATCATTATTCAAAGAAATACAAATACCATTTATGAAAAATTGCCCACCAACTCGTAAAAATTTTTTATCTTATTCATATGTTTTACATAAATTTTGTGAATTATTAGAATATGATCATTTATTACCTTATTTTACATTATTAAAAAGCCGTGAAAAATTACAACAACAAGATAAAATATGGAAAGATATTTGTAAAGATTTACAATGGCAATATATTCCAAGTATTTAGAATTTAATGATTATGCTTTCCACTATTTTTTTTCATTTCCACCATTTCCATCAACTACTACATAATTCGGATAACATGTATCTATTAAAGCAAACGTTGATGCCCCTATTAATCCAACATAAATTGCGTGTTGTTGGAGAACACCACATGTAGGTATAACTCTTGTTGACACAGTAACAACTATAAACATTATAAAATATTTTATCAAATTATTTTTATTGATATTTATCATTATATTATTAGTTTGAAAATTATTTAAAAAAAAATTATATATAATATAATTATATATTTATGAGTTCAGAAAAATCCGAAAAAATTGATTATCTTGAGGTAGATGAGGGTATCCCGGGTCAAAATTATGTATGTATGTCATTTTTATCACCAGAATCTTTAATTAAAAATAAAGAAGCATTTAAATGTACTAAATTTTTACAATCATATTGCAGAGATCAAAAATTAAATTTTGATGATGTTTATAGTAAATATCAAGATTTTACATACAAATATGAAGATAAATTACAAAGAGATTTTGATGAACAAAATAATTTTCAAACAAGTTTGAGAGGTATTAAAATTAGAGGTGTTTTTGATACAAGAGGTGCTGCTGAAGATAGAGCTAAAAAATTATCTACAAGAGATAGTTCTTTTCATGTATTTATCGGGCAAGTAGGATATTGGTTGCCATGGGAACCAAATGCAGATAAAGTCGAAAATGAACATTTCCAAAATACTCAATTAAATGATATGATGGAAAAATATCAAGAAAATAATGTGAATCGTGATATGTTTTATGAGGAACAAAAGAGAGAAAAAATAAAAGCTGCACATGAAGAAAATCGTAAAGCTGAAGAAGAGAAGAAAGTAATGGAGAAACTTAAAGATGTTTCAGAGGAGTATCCTATTGATACGGAGCCTGAGCCTGAGCCTGAGCCTGAGCCTGAGCCTGAACCTGTGCCTGAACCTGTCGATGATATGGAACCAGAACCTGCACCGGATGATATGGAACCTGAACCCGTTGATGATATGGAACCTGAACCCGTTGATGATATGGAACCTGAACCCGCTGATGAAGATCCTATTTCTGAAAAAGGGTCTGAGGTATCTGAAGATATTAAAAAATCTTTAGATGGAGATGATCCGTGGACTCAAAGAATTAAAAGAGAAGAATCAGAAAAATAAAATAATATAAAATAAATAATGTTTAATGAAATATTTGGATTTATTTTATTAATTGTATGGACTATATTTCTTTATGGATATGTTATGAGAAATAATAAGATTGATAAAAAATGTAATATTGTTTATTATCCTGATGCAGGGATAAATATTGATGGTTCTTTAAGACCCGATGAAGAAATAGATATAGATCAAACAATGTCTAAAGAATTTGATAGAAAAATATTTAGACATAATGAAACCGAAAAAGCACCAATGGGATATTCAGAAATTGAAATGTTATTACCAAGAGTAAATATTCGTTATGATTCTACAGAATTAAATGAATATATTTTTTAATTGATAAAATATATATATAAAAAAATATGAAAATAAATTTATCAATGTTGTTGTTTTTTTTAGGGTTTTCATTTATTGTGATCGGATATTCACAAGAAATTAAACCAAATTGTGAAAAAGGGGTTGATATTAGGATATTACCAAGGAATGTTTATGATGAAATAATTGAAAATAGTGTTTTATAAATTATTTACATATACGATAATATATATTTTCACCTCCCGTTGTTGTATTTCTTGTAATTTTACATATATCTCCAGGAGCTAAACGATGAATTTTTGCTTGAGGATCTGTTCTTAAAATTATTGGCAATTGATTTTCATTTGTATTACATTTTTCTAAAATATTTTGTTTATCAATTGAACCACGAATACATACATGTCTTGGTACATTTACATGTTGTGTTATATCGATTGATAAATGATTTAAATGAAATATATGAATATTCCTAAAATGTTCTTTTGATAATCTTTCATTTTCATTTAATGCATCATTATCTCTAATAATATCCGAAGATAAATCTTCATTTATTAATATTTCTTGACCATTATTATATAAATCTTCAATTGATTTTCTTAAATTTTCACTTACTTTTTCTAAAATAATTAAAATAACACTATCATCTTTTTTAATTATTTCATTTTCATATAAATTATGTATTTTATCTGCACATGTTTTTGTTACTTTCACTTGATTTGAATTTAATTCAGGGAAATTATAATAAATTACATGTAAATTATGACTTGATATATTACGATGCTGTAATGTTATATTTAAACTAGATGCTTGCCCAAATGTAATTAAATTTTGCTTTTTTAAAACTTTATTATTATAAATTTCTTCAATTTCTTTATTTGAATAATCTTCTATCACCGATATATCCCATTCTTTTTCTAAATATTTTTTTAAATTATATCTCGATTTATTAATCTTATCAATAATATCCATATTATATTTTATACTATATATTTAGTTTTAAATCAAATTTTTATTTAAAAACATGATAATAATTATATTATATTATAATGAACATGAATTTATCTAAAAATATTATCAACTCATTTTTATTCGCAGGCGTTGGTATATCTTCTTATCTTTATTTTTATAAAAAAAATTCAAAATATAATCATAAATTGTCCTTTGTAAGTAATCAAAAATTTTATTCAGATTTAGGTCAATATATTTATATTCACTATGAAAATAAAATTAAACATTTTACTTATCAAGAAGAAAATATTTATACATTTAATGAATATCGTTATCGAAGGAAGGAAAAACCCACCTCTATGAAAGTATTATTTCCCATTGATTGTAATTTCACTATCGAATATAAAGGATCTGTAATTAATATTGATATTTATATGATGAAAGATCACAATGGTGATATAATTAAATTAATGGAAAGTGAACATTGTTCAAATGAAGAAAAATTTACACAAAGAATGGAATTATCCTCTGATAATAAACAATCTTTAATTGATTTTGTTGATGAATCTAGAGAATACATGAAAAATGAATATGAAAAATGTAAAAAAGCTTCCAATGAAACCATGTGTGTTTATTATTATAAAAAAGATTATTGGATTCTTTTAGCAAAAGCTCCTAAAAGACCAATTGATACTCTTTATCTTAAAGAAGGTGTTCGTGATAATTTAGTAAGTTATGTAGAAGATTTTTTTTCAAAAGATATGAGAGATACTTATTTATCATTTGGTATACCGTACAAAAGTGTTAATATGATTTATGGTCCACCTGGTTCAGGTAAAACATCTACAATTAAAGGTATTGCATCTGTATTAGATTGCGATATTTATATTTTACCAATTTCAAAGGATATGTTAGATCATGATTTAGTAGGGGCATTTACTTATATCAATGAAAAAGAAGATAAACAAAGGATTATTGTCATTGAAGATATTGATACTTTATTTGATGATAGAAAAAAAGGTGACAAAGATAATGGTATCACATTACAAGCTTTCTTAAATTGTTTGGATGGGTTTACTTGCATTGAAGGAACTATGTTATTCTTAACTGCCAATAAACCTGAAATTTTAGATTATGCAATGTTGAGATCTTGTAGAATTGATAACAAAATAGAATTAGGTTATGCCGATAAACATCAAACAAGAGAAATTTTTGAAAGAATGTTACCTGATCAAAAAGATTCATTTAATGAATTTTATAAATCTATTAATCATAAAGAATTTACTATTGCTATGTTACAAGAATTTTTATTTTATAATAGAAATTGTGAAAATATTCTAGATATTAAAGATAAATTTATCAAAATTGTTGAAAAAAATGATCCTAAAAATTTTGAAATTGTTAAAGATGAAAATAAAAATTTTTATAGTTAAATATAATAAACATGACTGATATATTTATTGAATGTCCCCATTGTAAATCCATAATAATCATTAATACAAAAGATTTTAATTGTAAGATATTTAGACATGGCGTCTATAAAAATAATAATAAACAAATTGATCCTCATTTAAATAAAAATGAATGTGATCGATTATTTAATGAAAAATTAATTTATGGTTGTGGAAAACCTTTTCAATTGATTGATAATGGTGAAAAATATCATGCAGAAATTTGTGATTATATTTAAAATTTTAAGTAAAATTTAATTAATTTATTCTAAAAAAATAGAATAAAAAATATAAAATGAATCAGTTATATAAATATAAAGATATCTTGCATGAATTAGGATATTTAAAAATTTATTTAACAATGTATCTAAAAAATACACAAAAAGAAGATAATTTAGAAACAATACAAGAATATTTTAATAATAATTTAGATGTTTTCTTAAGAAAAGGTCATAGATTGTGGATATTATCCTGACCATTTCCATTGTTCAATACAATTCAATTTATCTATATATCTTTTATCTATTTTTCCATTTATTTAAATCTTTTTTTAATTTTTGTTCTAAAAGATACACCCAGTAAAAATCTATCATTTTATATTTTCTTAATAATTATTTATATATTATCAATTAATAAGGTCCTAACCAGTTGCCCCTCCTCCTGGTGCCCCCCCCGGTATTCCTACATATCTACCAATATCTCCCAATATTCCTGCTTCTAATCCCCTCATTGCTGCAAATAATGCATCATCTCTCTCCCCTGTAATCGTTTCTGTTGCTAATGCTAATCTCTTCTGTACAGTGTTATATTCTTGTAAAATAACTATTATTTCCTGTGAATATAACCCCGAGTGTAATACATCATTACCATATCGATCAGTACCAAGATATTTGATTATATCACGGATACCTTCTTTCGCATATTCGGGTAATAACATTTTAACTATTTCTACGCTCGCTGTCTTACGATTCCAATCTTGTTCTTCACAAGCATAACGAAGAGGAGTTGACCAATCGGAGTCGGCTCCTGTTGTGACAACAGCTCCTGCATCAAGTAACATGCGGACAGTTTTTGGTTTATGATGTCTACAAACTAAACAAGAATGGAGGGGTGTCTCTTCTCCATGTCCTGGTACTGCATTGACATCAGCCCCTGCTTCAATTAATAGTTTAGAAATCTCCCCATCTGTTTCACGATGAGATATACAAGAATAATGTAGAGGGGTCTTCTTATTACCAATTTTCTTATTACCAGCCATTTCATTGACATCGGCTCCTTCGCTAATTAATAACTGGATAATTTCTAAGCGTCTTTCTAACGGAATTTCGGGATAATATATATCATAATGACGATCAGTTGCATAACATAATCTTTGTAGGTCAGTCGATCCATCTTCATGAACTTTTGTTGGATGAAAACCTAGATCTTTCAATTCTCTAGATTGTCTCCTTTCTTCGTATGCCTTTTTAAGTGGATCATCTGTTCGAACACCAGTTGTGGCCCCCCCCAATTCAGAGAAGTAATCTTCATCTTTTTTAGATTTTCCAAAAATTTTTTTCATTCCTCCTCTTTGAGTTCTTTCTCTTAATCCCCTAGATCTTCTCTTATTCCTAGATCTTCTCATATTTCTAGATCTCCTAGATCTCCTAGTTCTAGATCTTCTAGAAACTCTCCTAGATCTCTTTGTTCTTTTCTTAATTTTAGTTCTTCTAGATATTCTAGATATTCGTGACCTTCGCATATATATATATATATATATATATTATTTAATATTATTATTTAAAATTATTATTTTTATTTTATAAACTAATAAGGATGGGTAATTTATGTTCATGTTTTAAAAAGGATGATAAAGAATATAATGATCATTTAATCAGAGATAAATATTGTCCTAAATGCCGTAATGTTGTACCATTATCCTTTCAGTCCAATTCTTAGACAAAAAGTTTATATTGAAAGCATGGATCGCACTGAAGCCGTTGAACTTTATGAATTATACGACCATACAGAAGAAATTATGTCATCTGAAATCATGGAATTAGAAGAATTATTACATTCACGAATAGCAACTCCTGTAGCACCTCCAGTTGTAGTATCTCCATAAAAAATAAAAGAGTAATTTATCATACAAAATTATTGATCTATCAGATGAAATAATTAAACAATATTATTAATACAGACATCACAATATTTATTAAATTTATCAAATTCATCTAAATTAGTACGATTTTGACAATCCATATTACGACATATTGGTGCACCATCATGGGGTGAACAAGCTGAACAATCACAATAATTCCGTATTACAAATTTAGGAGCATCATAATTAATAGATTCTCTACATCTATCAGAATATGGACTAGTACCTCTACCAGTATAATAATGATGATTATGACCATTATTATTATTTTCAATTCTCTCATTGCAAATCCAACACCATCTATGATCACCACAATAGATATAATTACAACCGCTCGGTTTTAATGTTTTTATACCACAATGAGGACATTTTTTAAATTCACCATTTTCATAATCTTCATCTAAACTTTTACATACTTCACATTTAAACATATCTGGTTGAAATACAACCAGTCTATTTTCATCATCAACACATCTTTTTTCAACTGCACCAACTCTTAATCTTTTAAAATATCTCTTTTGATCGCGATGTTTTAAAATAACTGGTGTGCAAACAGAACAAGGACCAAAATATAATTCATCACCAAATAAAGGTTTCATATCTGTTTCATGATCTGGAATAATATACTCTTGTTTATTTTCGATTGATGCCATAATCCCCATAAATTTATACCACATATTTCTTGGATAAGTTTTACAAGGATATTTCATATTTCTGAAATATTTACCAGTATCTCTCCATGGTTCTGTATTTTGTATCACATATCTAGTTTTTAACAGATATGTGATATAATAGATAGAAAAATATACATTACAAAATGGGCATTTTATCCCTGTAAATGCTAAATCATTTATTTTTGATTCAATTGTCTGCATTAAACATGATTCACATATATAATGATTACAACAAGGTAGTTTTTCAAAATGAATATTTACATCACAGCAGATACCACAAGTTGTTAATTCTATGATTTTTTCTTTTCTTAATTTTTTATCTATATCACACAATTCTAATGTTAAATCATTTTTATGTTCCGGATTTAATATATTATCACATATATGTAAAGCCATCCCCAATGTTAATTTATTTTTATTTTTTGAATCTAATAAAGAATATAATTCTATAGGCAGTTCTTCTTTTATGCGAATATATTTTTTTAATGTCGGTGATTTTATTTTTGTATAATTTAGTGTTTTGTTTATATCTTTATTATTCAACAAATACAAGACATATACATCATCTATTCTTTCTGTTAATTTTACTATATTTTTTTTCATTATGATGTTTTTAAAAAATTTGATTATAATATTTATCAAATTTTTAAAAAAAATAAAGTATAATGTTATCTCAAGATCATCCATGGAATAATTTGAAACTGGAAATTAAAAATGATAATATTTTAACTAATTATCATATTAAAGAACCACCAATATTAAGAAAAAATAATATAGGAAGTTATTCAAAACCTAAAAAAAATATTCAAATAAATAATAATAAATGTAATTGTATTATTTCTTAAATATATATCAAAAATATACTATTTATATCTATATCTTTAACCATAAATAATCTTTTTTTTGAATCATTAATTGTATTTTTAAAATTTTCACATGAATCTTTTTCTAATAATTCTAACATCATATCATTGTTGAAAAATTGAACATCCATTTTATTTTCTTTTTCTGAACATTGAAATAATAAAATACCAAAATCATTACAATTCATTCCTTCTTCATATATTTCATCTAATTTTTTCATATTATTATTTATAAATTTATGAATATAATCAGGTGCAGAACTTATATTTTCTATATTCATTATTATATAATCTATTTATTAATAATTAAATATAAACTTATCTATTTTGTAAAGACATTTCTATAGCCATCTGCATTCTTCTTTCATCATCATCTATGATTTCTTGTTCTCGGATTATCGGTAATCTTATTATTTGAGGGATAATAATATTATGATTATTCGGTACATTTTGATTTACAATATTTAGTATATTATTTACTATATCATCTATATCTTCTAAATTTTCATCTAAATTTTCATCTAAATTTTCATCATTATTTTCTAAAGGAAACTCTGTACGACATATTGGACAATTATTATTATTTTTTAACCAAGGTAAAATTCCTTCACATTTTTCTCTATTATCACCAATATGAAAATAATGAGGTTTATTATCACATGGTAATTCTATACATTTTTCATTTAAATTGAATGTATCCATACATATTGAACATGATATTTCTTTTTTTATAAAATTATCATCTATATTTATTTCTTTTAAGTTATTTATGAAATTTTTATCGGTGCATTTATTTCTTACCCTCTGATTTTGAAATAATTGATTAATAATATTATCACCGTTGTTTATTTGTTGTTCAACTATATCAATTTCTTCCATTAAATGATTTATTAAATTATTATATATATTACTCATAATAATTATTTATATATAAATAATTATAAATAATTTAAAAAGATATATATTAATATTAATGAATTCTTCTAATATATTAAGAAATATATTGAAATTAAAAAAATATCAACTTTAGAATTTTATCATAAACAATTTGAAACTAGAGATTTTATAACTAACGATTTAGTTATATATAAAAATGATAATAAATATAATAACTATTATTTAACTAAAGAATTTAAAAATTATAAACCAAATCTTAAAAAATGAATGTTTAGATGATAGTTATATTAAATATTTAGATAGTATGTAATTATTTACATTTTTCACAAAGATAATTACCTATTAAAATATAACCTATAAATCCTATAAATATAGATTGAATCCACCTGTTTTTCATTTCTGTATAAATATCAGCCCAAGCATCCGTTTGTGATTTATTTGTTAGAGAATATAAAAATAAAGGACTTTTAGGATATATTTTATAAAATCCCAATTGTATCACATAAATAATTGTTAAAAATTTACATATTTTATAATTATCATTTTTGTATCGATACAAATAAAATATACCTGTCACTAAACCTAACACAGATCCCGAAATATAAATACTCATTCTTTCTCTAATTATTTTCTGATATATTGATTTTTGTTTTTCATTTAACAATTTATTAAAATTATTAAATATTTCATTATCATTCTTTAAATATGACATATAAATTGATGCAAAAAATAATGTAAAACCAATCAAACAAACTAACATATATTTTAAGTTATAATTTTATTTTATTGATATTTTTATTATATAATGAATCGCGAATATATAATTGAAGATGCAAGACCTTTATCTGAGTTTAAAAATAAAACATTTTCTGATTTTAAAAAGAGAGATGTCATTAATACTTTATTTAAATCTATAGAATCGGGTAAAATAGAAGATGCATGTTATTGGTTAACAGAATGTATTATTTCTGGTTATACAATTGAAATTTTAGAAAAATTAATTCAATTTAATTCTAAAATTATTCATATAAATTCACCTAATTTACCTAAATTTTTATGGAAAAGATATCAAACATTTTATAATTCAATTGATCATATTGGTAAAAAAGAAAAAGATAAATATATTCATTTGAGGAATTCTGAACATATTCGAAATAATTTAATTGATATTGTTGTCACTTTAACCACATCCCCCAAAACTAAAAGATACGACAAATACCCCAAAATTGATGAAATTAAAGATTTTCAATTTACCGAAATAAAAGACAAATTAAATGCTACCATGAATCTATTACCGAGTCATATCATAAAATTTACTGACCCCGATGAACTCCGTATTATTATGAATGAAATATTTTTTAATCTCAAAAATAATTTGGGTGGTTATGAAAGATGTGTTTATTGGGTCCTATGGTTGATGAAATGGGAACAAAAAAATAAAAAAGATAAAAAAAAATTTGAAATAGAAGAAAGAAATATTAAAAATATTCATAAAAAATATTGTAAAGATATTATTTGGTTAGTATGGTCCGTTATATTAGAAGAATCTTCTTTAAGAGAAAATAATATACAAGAACAAATACAATATCTTTTTTTATTATTTAAATATGATTTTACAAGTGGTAAAAGAAATAATCGTTTACCATTGATTTATCACAGTATTGGTTATCTTACTTTGCCTCTTAATTTTAAAATTGGAATTAGAAAAGATAAAAATATTTTTATACAAACACAATGCAATATTAATATGATGTTTAAAACTAAAAAGAAAAAAGAACAAAAAGAATATTTTGCACCACCTAAACCTGATAAAAAATTTCAAGGATATGAAGGAGAAAAAAGTCAAGATAAATTAGATCTCTTAAATCAAATGAATGAATTAATCACCAAATAATGAAAACTAAAAATATTTTCAAAAAATCCAGGAACACCTCCTCTATTTATTACCGTATCACTTCTTATAGATGCCGCTGCTCTAGATTCTGCTTCTCTAGATGCTGCTCTAGATATTGTTTTATTTCTTCCCAATTTTTCCCTCTTTCTGTAGCCAAGGAGAGTGAAGTTGATCCATCTTTAGTTTTGGCTTCAATATTTGCTCCCTTTTCAAGTAATAATTCGACTATATCTAAACGACGCCTTATTGAAGCAAATAAGAGTGGTGTCATACCGTATATGTTTTTAGCTTCTTTATTTGCACCTTTTTCAAGTAAAAATTCGACTATCTCTTTACGATTCATTATTGAAGCTACCATGAGTGGCGTATATTCAGATGATGTATCATTTTCAATATCTGCACCTTTTTCAACTAATAATTGTACTATCTCTAAATGACCTTCTTGTGTAGCTCTTAAGAGCGGAGTCATACCATTTTTATTTTTATATTCTTTATTTGCACCTTTTTCAAGTAATAATTGTACTATCTCTAAATGACCTTCTTGTGTAGCTATAATGAGTGGCGTATCACCATTTCCATTTACGGATTCTATATCTACATTGGCATCAACTAATAATTCGACTATCTCTAACTGACCTTTTTGTGTAGCCACTAAGAGTGAAGTTTCTCCGGAACTGTTTTTGGCTTCTTTATTTGCACCTTCAAGTAATAATTTGACTACCCCTAAATGACCTTTTTGTGTGGCCACTAAGAGTGAAGTTTCTCCTTTTTCAGTTTGGGCTTCAATATTTGCACCCTCTCCAAGTAATAAACCGGCTATATCTAAACGATTTATTTCTACAGCTCTTAAGAGCGGAGTCATACCATTTTTATCTTTATATTCTTTATTTGCCCCCATTTCAACTAATAATTTGGCTATCTCTACTTCATTTCTTTGTATAGCCAATAAGAGTGGAGTATATTCAAGTCGGTTTTTGGCTTCAATATTTGCATCTTTTTCAAGTAATAATTGTACTATCTCTAAATGACCTCTTTGTATAGCCATTAAGAGTGGAGTATATTCATGTTGGTTTTTGGCTTCAATATTTGCATCTTTTTCAAGTAATAATTTTACTATATCTAAATGACCTCTCCGTGTAGCCACTAAGAGTGAAGTTTCTCCGGAACTGTTTTTGGCTTCTTTATTTGCACCTTTTTCAAGTAAAAATTTGGTTATCTCTAAATGACCTTTGAATAAAGATTCAAATAATGAAATTCTAATTAAATCTTCATTATTAAAAAAACTTTCAGGTATTACCTTTATAATTTTTCTAAAGAAAGATTCTTCAAAATCACCAAATCTCATAAAATGTAAAAAACAACTAAATAAAATATATCCTATAATTTCTTTTTTATCACCTGAAAGTAATAATTCACTTGAAAGTAAAATATTTTTTAAGGTTTCCCGAATATTATTATAAACATCATTCATACTTGAAAAATTTTTTTTTAAAAATCCACTTAATTCGGTGAATAATTGTTCTGCTTCTGTACCCATTCCATCTGTAAACATATCAATTAAATCATCATGATACCACTTTAACCAACAATCAATACTTTTATCTGTTTTACTGCTCAATTCTTTATGCAATTCACTCGCATTACCACGACATTCAGCAAAAAAAACGGCAAATTCATGTTCCGTTAATTCTCTTAATTTCTTTAATGTTTCCATAACACGACCACTAATAAGACGATCTTCATAATGTTCATCGTCTTCGTCTTCCTGAGTTTGAAACTCAGATAATTCTTCCGGAGTAACTAGCAATAATCTTACTTTATATTTTTCTTTACCTGGTTCTTGTACTTCAAATAATAACCCATGTTTTGCATAAAATCTTTCATCTGTAAAAACCATGTTAACATTATTTGCATAATACTGTCTTAATACTTCTGGATCAATATCAGCATGATTCATTTCTGAATATGTTAATTGTTGTTTAGGATCCAATCCATCTTTAAAAACATCAGGTAATTCCTGTCTTCCATCCGATTTACCTGAAATTTTTACATTTACATCTTCTACATCTGATTTAAGAGTATTTTTGTATGTGAGTGCATATTCTAATTCAGGATTGACACAACCATCATCACCGACTATTTCACCATTAGTAATATAGCGATTTATAGAATTAAAATATTGATACATCACATGTTGATCTAAATAAGTACTATCTATATACTTCTGAATAAAATGGCCAATTGATGCTTTCACTATTATCTCAATACCATCCGGTATATAATAATTTCCTTCCCTCATCATCGAATGATGACCCATAATTACCACCGTGTGCTTTGTTTTTCCACTCTGTATTACTGTCTCTTTTAATAAATCTGCTAATCGTTGAATACCTTCATCACTATAGGGGATTACAATTTCGTCTTCAACTCTTTCATTTAATGAAGCTAATTCAAACATATTCTTCCATGATAGTTTTTCAGTTACAGTATCAAATCCAAAAATATATTTTTTGACTCTATTTTTAAGAAATTTTCTCCCAGAATATGTAGGATGATCATTTTCTTTAAGATCTACTCTGAGCCAATGTTTGTCTTCACCTCTGGATTGTTTCGGGTCACTCACCGTACAATCTCTTAAATCCGCTGTTCTATTTACCCTATTCCCTCCATCAGGATCATTTTTATCCATAACTAATTTTTTATCATTTAATGTAATTCTAACATCCCAGTCTCCAATATCTCCATTCCTTTTAATTTGGCACTTAATTCTATCTGAAATATAAAATGTGCCTTCTGCATCGCTTGTAATAAAACCAACACCTCCTTTCAATTTCTTTTTTTTTCTTACTCTTGATCTACGAGTATTTCTTACTCTTGATCGACGAGTATTTCTTCTTGTATTTTTTCTCCTTGTATTTTTTCTTCTTGTATTTTTTCTTCTTGTATTTTTTCTTCTTGTATTTTTTCTTCTTGTATTTTTTCTCTTAGTATTCTTTTTTCTAGTATTTTTATTTTCCATATATATATATATATAAATGAAATTATTAGGTATTACTGTCCCAAAAACAATTGAAAAATTATGTCAACCAGCTCTATTATATTTAATATTAAATGGTATCGGATTAGTTATTTATTTTTTTATGATGCTTAAAGTTAATTCTAAAGTAAATGGTCTTCAAACATATACAATGATGGGTTTTATACTAAATATAATAATTATTGTTTGTGTTGTTTATATTTTAGATAAATTATGCAATTATAAATTAGGTAAAAATGTGGCATGGTTTATTGCATTATTCCCATTCATTGTAATGGCACTAATGTTTGTTTCCATGATGTGTTCTCTATTTTATATAGAATCAACAAGCAATCAAATGGATTCTATAAAATTAAAAGTCAATAAACAAGAAGAAGAAATTGATAATTTTAATAAAAAATATAAAGGTAACCTTCAAAATGGTATTGGAATCAATACAAGAGTTGTTGAAGAATCTGCTCTTGAATCTAAAGTAACAGGATCTTATGAAGGATATAATTTATAAATAATCTATCCGGAACAATTTTCACATACATCTGGATTAACAGTAAATTGAATTGCTTTAGATGATGGTCTTGATCTTAAATAATATAAACCAGTTTTTAATCCTTGAGACCACGCATAGAAATGCATACTAGTTAATTTAGATATATTAGGACTCTCTAAGAATAAATTTAAACTTTGTGATTGACATATATATTTACCTCTATCTCTAGACATATTAATTATATCTTTTTGTTTTATTTCCCATACAGTTTTATATTTTTGTTTAATAATATTAGGAATATTATCTATCATCTGAATCGATCCATCATTCACAATTATTTTATCTTTCATATCAGTTGACCATAATCCTAATGATATTAAATCATTTACTAAATATTCATTAATAACAGTGTATTCACCTGATAAAACTCTCCTAACATAAATATTTGAAAGAATAGGCTCAAAACATTCAAAATTTCCTAATATTTGTGCGGTGGATGCCGTAGGCATTGGTGCAAGTAATAAACTATTTCTTACACCATATTTTTGAATATCTTCCATCAAACCTGACCAATTATGTCTAACATCTGTGTTATTATATGACCATAAATCAAATTGGAATTTACCTCCTTGTAGAGGTGATCCTATAAAAGAACTATATGAACCTAAATATTCATTTCTTTCATGTTCTCCTGATAAAATAATGCCTAATTTTTGTTTAATTATATTTATTTCATCTGAAGATACAAAATCATCTAAATTATCATCGAATTGATTTATATATTTTTTGTATTTTATCATATATTCTTCTCTTTCTTTAGCTAATTCCATCGATGTTTCCATTGCACCGAAATATATCGTTTCAAAAATATTTTCATTTAATTGTTTAGCTAAATCAGAATCAAAAGATATACCATATTCTAAAAATACATTCGCTAATCCCTGAACTCCAATACCAATTGGCCTGTGTTTTAAATTAGAATTTTTAGTTTCAGGGACAGGATAATAATTATAATCAATAATCTTGTTTAAATTCTTTGTCAATTGTTTTGCAATTTGTTTTAATGATTCATAATCATATGTGGGTTGCAAATATTCATTTAATTCGGTATATCCTCCGATATGTTCGTTATTATGTAATTTTTTAATATATATTTGTGGGAATTTCACTCCTGTTGGATATTGTCCTGATAAATTAGTTAATTCTGTAAATTTTTTTACTTCATATTTAATATTATATTTTTTCAATAAACCTTTTGCTAATTCACAATATACACATTCTGGTTTTGAATAAACTAAAAATTCCATATTTGTTGTATCTTTATGTTTTACAAATTTTGGTAATGCAATTGAAGCTAAATTACATACGGATGTTTCTTCTGGCGATGTATATTGAATAATTTCTGTACATAAATTTGATGATTGAATTGTTCCCAAATTTTTCTGATTTGATTTTTGATTACATTTATCTTTATATAATAGATATGGTGTCCCCGTTTCTATTTGTGAAGTTAAGATAGCATTCCATATTTCTCTTGCATCTACCTTTTTTCTGAATTTATTTTCAGATTCATATTTTTTATATAACTTATTAAATTCATCTGAATGAACTTTATTTAACCCAGGACACTCATTTGGACAAAATAAACACCATTTTTCATTTTCTTTTACCTTTTCCATAAATAAATCGGGAATCCATAATGCATAAAATAGATCTCTTGCTCTTTCTAATTCATTACCATGATTCTTTTTTAATTCTAAAAATTCTAAAATATCTGCATGCCAAGGCTCAATATACATCGCAAATGATCCATTCCTTTTACCACCACCTTGATCAACATATCTTGCTGTATCATTAAATACTCGAAGCATTGGAACTAAACCATTGGAATAACCATTTGTCCCTGCAATATATGAATCTGATGCCCTTATATTATGAATCGATAAACCTATCCCCCCCGCATGCTTAGATATTTGTGCACAATCTGATAATGTTTTATAAATACCTTTAATTGAATCTTCTTGCATTGTTAATAGAAAACAACTTGCAAATTGTTCTCTATTAGATCCAGCATTATAAAGAGTAGGTGTTGCATGAGTAAAATAATGTTCTGACATTAATTTATAATTTTTTAATGCTTCTTCAATATCATTTCTATGAATAGATAATGATACTCTCATCAATAAATCTTGAGGTCTTTCTATAATTTTTTTATCAATTCTATAAAGATAAGTTTTTTCTAATGTTTTATGACCAAAGAAATCATAATTATAATCTTTCATATAATCAATTGTTGAATCTATTAAATCTTTATGTTGATTAACATAATTATAAAAATAATCTGCAATTAATGGTTTATCATTACCATTATTTTTATAATTATGTAATAATTCTATTTTTTCAGAAAATGTATCTAAAGTACTTTTATGATGATTTGAAACAACAATTCTACCAGCTAATACCTTAAAATCTGGATGTTTTGAATACATTGAAATTGCTATTTGTGATGATAATTCATCTAATTCTGTTGTTTTAACACCATCATAAATTTCATTGACAACCTTTTGAGCTACAATTGTTTCATCAACATTCAATTGATTATTAAAATTATTATTTGAACATAATGATTTAATTCTTTTTAAAATTTTATCAAAGGAAACCTCTTCATATGATCCATTTCTTTTTTGAACTCTCATCTTTATTGAATTAATGTTATACATAATAGTATATCAAATTTTTTAAGTAATTATTATTTAAAAATATAGAAAATTAACTAATAATATATTATTAATGAAAATCGCAATTATTGGAAAAATGTGCTCCGGAAAAACTACTTCAGCAAATTTAATTAGACAAATGGATTCACGATATGAGATATTTTCATTTGGTCAAAAAGTTAAAGATGTAGCTTCAGATCTTTTCCAAATGAAAGAAAAAGATAGAACATTATTAACATCTATTGGTACTAAAATGAGAGAAATTGATCCGGATGTATGGGTTAATTATGTATTAAATCAAGCTAAATATAAAAAATTTTGTATTTTTGATGATGTAAGATATCAAAATGAATATGATGCATGTTTAAAACATGGTTTTATCTTTATTAAATTAAAAATTAATCCAACTATCCAAAGAGAAAGAATTATTAGATTATATCCCAATAATTATCAAGATCATTTCAATAATTTAGATCATATTTCTGAAAAAAGTGAAGATCTTAAATGTTCTAAAATACATTTAGAAATAAACTCTGATGATGATATAAATAAAATAAAACATCAAATATATTTATTATTAAATAAATATGGACATTTATCATAAACCATTAAAATCTGATGAATATACCTTATTATATCTTAAAAAATTTATCAGTGAAATATCACTATGCAAAAAAATAATCAATATTAAAAAAATTTCTGAAAACAGAGAAATTTTAAATTATCACTTTGATCGTTGGGAAAATATTGCAGGAGAACATTTTAATACAAAAAATAATCATTATCAAAAATTTTCATATATTTTAGATTCTGAAAAATATATTATTAAACCTGATCATCGCCTTAAATTTTTTCATATGACAGGTATATCTTATCAAGTTTTAGAATTAATTTATGAACTTATTCATATTAAAAATGAAAAATCATGGGATTTTAAATATATGAAAAATGAAGATAAAGATGAATGGTTAAAAGAAGATGACAAATTATACAGTATATTATCTAAAAAAATAATGATTGAAATGAATAAATATAAGATTATATAAATTAAAAATTATAAATAATAATATATAAATTAAATATATGGAAGATTTAGAGAATAAAATTATAAAAAATAATAAATTATTAAAATTTATTAAGAAAAAATTAAAAATTAATGACCTATCTAAATTCAAAAAAGATAAAATTGAATCATTTGTCGATGAAAATCTCGATGAATTAATTAAAATTGAAAAAAAAATTAAAGATAAAGATTCTGCTATTAAATTTATCTCTAGTTTAAGAAATAAATATTTAAAAGAATATAAAAAATTAGATAAATTTAAAAAAAGAACTGATGATGAAGGTAATGTTGTTTTTGAAAATCCATTGGTAGCTCCTCCTAAGAAAAAATCTCCTAAGAAAAAATCTCCTAAGAAAAAATCACCCAAAAAACCAGTCATTGAATTAGATGATATAGGTAATCCTTTAAAAGACAGTGATGAAGGTTTAAAATCCCCTAAAACTCCTAAAGAAAAACCATCCTTTTTTGAAGGGGATGATCCTCGAGATGAAGGGATCGATGATTTAATAAAAAAAGCTGATAAAGAACTTTCAGATGAGGGAGTGCAACGTCTTAATCCCGGTTCTCCTGATGATGATCCTGATGATGATCCTGATGATGAAGGAATAGATGATTTAATACAAAAAGTTGATAAACAACTTTCTGAAGAAGGAATCCCTAAATATGCTCCGGATTCCCCTGATTATGATGCAGAAAAAGATAAAGAAGCAGAACCCCGATCACCTGTTTATCATAAAAATAGTTTGGATAATTCATCATCTGATGAAGAACCGGGTGATGAATTACCTGATGAAATAGTATCAGAAAAAGATATTGATTTTTATACAATTAGTCAACATAGAAAAGCATATGTTAAATGGGTAAATCAATTTTTATATAAAAAAGTTAAAGATTTACATAAAGATTCACCCTTGAGAATTTATCAATTATTAGTTCAAAAATATTTAGCAATCGATACTCCTTATAGAGGATTATTAGTTTATCATGGTTTAGGTACCGGAAAAACGGCCACCGCTATATCATTAGCTGAAGGATTATCTAATACAATGAAAATTAATACTATATTACCTGCATCTTTAGAAATGGAATTTATTAAAGAAGTCCAAGAATGGGGTAAAAATGAATTAAATAAAGATAATTTATGGAAATTTTATCCTATTGAAGATATTAAAGATGATCTCAAAAAAGAAATTAAAGAAAATTATAATTTAAGTGATTTATCAATCTCTAAAATTATTTCTAAAGTAAAAAAATCTCTTAAAAATGAAATTATAAAAAAAAATTCAGATAAACCTGAAGATGATATCAAAAATATAATTAAAGATATGGGATCAGAAATTAAAAACAGAAAAGGTATTTATTTACCAGATAAAAAAGGGAAAAAAATAGATGAATATGATGATATAGATCAAGAATTTATTTTACAACAAATAAATTATTTGATTGAATTAAAATATAATTTTATTCATTATAATCCTTTTCCTAATTTTGAAAAAACATCTTTAGAAGAATTTCTTGGAGGTGAAGATGATGATTATAATGATTTTTTATTAGAAGATCAACAAAATATTAAATCTAAAAATAAAAAAATTGTTAAAACAATTGATTCAAAATTAAAAGAAAATCAAAAAAAATATAATATTAACTCACCATTTTATAAAGAAGTTGTCATTATAGATGAAGTGCACAATTTTATAAGACAAATTGCCAATGGAAACAAAAAAGGTCTTTTATTTTATAATTGGATCATTAATGCTAAAGATATAAAATTAATATTTTTATCTGGTACACCAGTCATTAATAAACCCTCTGAAATTGCTATCTTATATAATATGCTTAAAGGATTAATAAAAATTTATCAAATATCAATAAAAACAAAAAAAAATGTTGATGAAATAACTGAAAAATTAAATAAAATTTATTATAAAGATAAATCTTCAATTGAATTATTTCATGTTGAACAAAATTCTGGTAAAATTATTATTTCATATATTCAAGAAAGAGAAGGATTTGAATCTTTATTAGATGACGAATTAGATATTGTTTATACTCTTAAAACAAACGATAAAAATTTTAATGATTTTATCAATGAAATTTATTATGGTTTGCACGAATTATTTGATGAAGAATCTATTACACCAACATTAGATCAGTTAAATTCACTTTCTGATAAAGAAAAAAAGAAAATACAAAGAGGTGATCCAAAATATTTTGATAAAGATATAGATCTATTATTTAATAAAGAACAAAAATTATTTGATATTCGTGAAGATAAAACAAATAATAATGATCTTATTGATATGACAAATGTTGATAATTTTGTCTCATATTTCTTTGAAAATGGCGATATTATCCCCCATCAAAAAAGAATTTTATTAAAAAGAATGTTAATGGGTTTAACATCTTATTATCCCATTGATAGATCATCTATTGTCGATATGCCACAAATAAAAAAACCATTTATTATTGATGATATATTAAAAAATTCACCTATTACAAAAAGTATTAATCTTGTAAGATGTCCCATGAGTCAAATGCAATTTGAAAAATATTCCGAAATGTGGTCTAAAGAAAAAGAATTTGATGATTTAAGAAAAAGAAGAAGTATATTTAATGATTCTGAAGATGTATGGCATTATAATACCAGAACAAGACAGGCGTGCAATATTGTTTATGAAAATGATGATTTTAAATCAATGAAAAAAACTGAAACTAATAAAAAGGAAATAGAAGATTTAAAACAAAAAGAATATTCAAAAATTTTATCTAATGAATCTCTTAAATTAGATAACAATTTACAATATTTATCTCCTAAATTTTATCAAATTATGAATAATATTAAAAAATTTATTTCCCCTGAAGGAAATAGTACCGGAAAAATATTATTTTATAGTGATTTTAGATCTGATTCTGGTTCTGAAGCATTCGAATTAGTTCTTAAAAGTAATGGTTATGAAAAATTAGATACAAAAAATCCTCAAACAACTAAAGGTTTAAGATATACATTTATCACCGGTTCCGAAGGACAAGATGAAAGAAGAATCTCTAGAGATTATTTCAATGATAAAAATAATAAAGAAAAAATAAATAAATTTGGAGAATATTGCCAAATTATGATTATATCTAGTGCGGGTGCAGAAGGTATATCACTAACATGCGTCCGTCAAGTCCATATCCTCGAACCATATTGGAATTATGTCCGCGTTGATCAAGTATTTGGAAGAGCTATACGCATGAAATCACATTTAGATCTCGATGAAGATCAAAGGGATGTTGAACAATATTTATATCTTTCTTCTTTACCTGAAGGTACTACATATGATTCTATTTATAAAAATTTAAAAGATAATGATACTTGGGAATTACCTGATTGTGATGAAAAAAATATAATACAAGAATTGTCTAAATCCTCTAATAATGACACTAAAAGTTTATTTGATGCAATTATTACTATCAATAATGATAGTCAATCAACCGATTTATATCTCTTTGATGTAATGCAGAAAAAATATAATATGTCACTTGAAATTAATTCTGTTATTAAAGAATCTTCACTAGATTGTATTCAACATACCAGAGATGATCCTGAATTAAATGATAAATGTATCAGATTCTCCGACAGATTAATTAACGAAATTTCTTATTTCCCTGGAATTGGATGCAAATTATTAGAACTTATTGATACCAACCAATTAGAAGCTAATTATATCTTTCATATTAAACCAAATATTTATGTCATTTACGGATTCGATGAAGATCAACAAAAAATTTATCTATACTATCAATACGATAAAGAAATTGATGAAAAAATTGATATTAGATATATCAGAGATAATGGTAAAAAATTAGCAGAAATTTATGAAAAAGAAAATTTAGTTTTTAAATATGTCAGTAAAGATCACCCATATAATGAAACTTTAACTGCTAAATTTTCTGTTTATCAAGAAATGTATTCCTTAAAAGAAGAATTGGATTTAGAAGACTTTCCCAGTCTCGATAAATTAACTATCCAAGATAATCTCGAAGGTTATAAATTAAAATATAATGTTAATGATACTTATTTTTTTATTGCAAAAGATTCTATCATTAATGATAATTCTATTACTAAAATTTATCCTTATAAAAATTTTATTCAAGAAAATTATACTCACATTTTCATGAAACCAATTATTATTTATAATGGTAAATTATATATTGAAGATTAATTAATCATAACTAATATCTATCTTATGTTGCAATGATATATTTTGACAATAATAATTTTCCCCTATTACAATATCCAAATCAGTTGTAAATATAAATATATCTTTTATCTTTTTTATTGATGATGTATATATACATTCATCTTTATCATTATATACACCACAAATATCACCTACATTAAATTCTTTATATTCAAATTTATCTATCTGAAACCCTAAATAATCTATATTTTTAAAATTTATCTTTTTTATTACATGAACCTTATATCTATCTTTATTTTTATTTGGATTTTCATTTTCTAAAAAATTTAATATCTTTATATTTATACTTTTATTATTAATCGGTATTATTATATCTTTCTTTGGTTTATATATTAAAAATACTCTATCTAATTCTATTTTTGTTATCATCTCTAAATAAAATTTTTTTTCATCTATTTTTATTATTAAATTTGGATTTGAAAATAATATATTATCTTCTTTTGGTATCTCTAATCTTTTTATTGATATATTTTTTATTGATTCATCCAATACATAATTATAATTAAATCTATTTAAAGAATCATCTGTTTTCTTTGAAGAATCTATTGTTAATGATAAATTTAAATCATTTATTATTTCTTTTTTTGGTTTATTTATGATTTTTATATCATTATTTATATATTCTTTTTTTATAATTGATATTATTTCTGATCCTATATTATCTATTAATTCTTTATTTATATCTGATAAATTATCCGATTCTGATTTATCAAATATTATTGAATATCTATTTTTATAAAAAAGTATTATATCATTATCATTTATTATATTTTTTCCTGTTTCTTGCTCCACAATATCTGCAATTATTTTAAACATATAATTCTTATTTTTACTAGAATAATACATATCATAGAGTGACATTTATAAAAAATTTAAGTTTAATCTTTAAATTTGTTTTTTTAAGATCCATTAATTCTATAATTTAATTTTCTGTTTATTTCTCTCTATGTTTGTTATGGTCCATACATAGTTTCGAATGTATCTAATGGATCACAATTAATATTAAGAGTTTCAAAACAAAGGATTGTGATAATAATCGTTGCTATAGCAGGAATCATATTTATATATAAAATTTTTATGATTTATATTTAATAATTATAAACATAAAATATTTGAATTAGTATAAATGGTTCAAAAATTTCAATGGAATATTTTAGAAAATGAAATGTTAGATATTATTCATAAAAATATTGTCATTATTCTTAAAGAATCTCCTAACAAAAAAATACCATTAAATAACCTTATAATAAATTTAAATAAAAAAACAAACCATCTTAAAATTCATAACAATAAAAAATATAATTCATCTTCTAAATATATTAAATATCAATATAATGGTATTACTAAATTTTTAGATGATTACAACATTTATGGTATTTCAAATCATAGAAATACAGTTTATGTGCATTTAATTGATCTCAATAATCCTGAAATCAATATTCATAAAAGAATAACAAGTGAAAATGATTGGATTTTAATTTAATAAAAATTATAAAATAATATTATATATGTTCGATATAGACAATATTTTATTAAAATCTCTTTTTATTTATTTAATTACTTGCTATATATTATTCTCAATTAAACATCCCCTAATGTTTGATGAAAATAATGAATTTAAGTGCTTCGGTTTGAATAAAAATGAAACTATTTATCCATTCTGGTTAGTTACTTCATTAATCGGAATATCATCATATTATTTATTTCGTATTTCTGATAATCTAAATTAAATATCTTTTTTTTTTATATATTTTATTTTTATATTCTTAAATGAATAAAATAAATAAAATAAAACCTAAATTAATTGATTATTCAATCATTAATCCAACACCTCCACCCAAAAAAATTATAGTTAATCATAAAAAAAATTTACAATTCTATATTAATTTAATAGGAGTAATAATAATAATATTTTTAATTATTATGATGTATGAGAGATACAAAAATAAAGAAAAAATTGAATTAGAAAAACAAAATCAATTAATTAATTTTCATTTGTATGTTAAAGAAAATTTAAAAAATAATTCATTATAATATAATATGAATCCTGATATCGATATACAAATTATAGACTCAGATCTTGAAAAAAAATATTTTAAACTTTTATTGGATTTTCATAAAAATCGCATCCAATTAATATCACAATCATCTAGATCAAGCAAATGCAAAGGATGCGAAAATGATAAAAATATTTCTCAATCTAACGGTCTATTATCTCTCAATTGTGGTGGAGGATCATCTGGTTGTGGTGAGCAATTTTCTATTCAATTGCCCAAATATCAACGTTACGATGTTTATTCTAATTTATTAAGAAATATTATTGATGGTGATAATTATAATAATAATGATATTAATGATTTATCTGTTTATAATTTAGAAACTCTAAAAAAATATCTAGATATTGAAGATCAATATAATGAACAAAAAGAATTAATTAGTGAATCAGAAAATATTCTTAAAAATATCAAAGATTTATATTCTCAAATCAACAATATGTCTGATACAGAAAATATAATAAAAGAATTATCTATCATCAAATATAAAATTAATAATGATAAAAAAAAAATATTAAAACAACTACTCTCAGAAAGAGATAATGATAAAAAAATTATTTTAAGAAAAAAATATGCTGAATTATCTAGAGAAGAAAAAATTAATAATATACCTCTTATTGAAGAATTAAATCAAAAATATAATAAATTTTTAATGTTAAAACATCCCATTATTAATGAATACTCTGATAATTATAAAGATGAAAAAAAAAAGAAAAAAATAAAAAAAACTAAAAAAAAAGAAGAAGATAAATTAATTGAAATAATATTCGATTTTTTTAAAAAAAATAATGGAGAAATGACAAAAAGTGAGTATGAAGAAATTAGAGGGGACTATACAACAGAATGGGGTAGCGGGGCGAGACAATTATTTTCATCATTGAGATACTTACCCGAAGATTATAATAAAAATACTCATCCCTGGAAAAAAAAAGAACAAAAAAAATATGGTCCTATAATTGAAGAACCAACAGGTGATAAAATAAGATTAACTCAAAAATGGATACAATTGCTAAATTAAAAGAGGTGAAATCTTATTATTTTTTCTTACCATTTTTCTTCAATTTTGATTTTAATTTTAATCTTCCTTTAACACTATCACTGCTCATTTTTTTATTTTTCTTATTTTTAAATACATAAAATATTAAAAATCCTCCTAATAATAAAACCATCGCCACCAATAATATTATTATTAATGGTCCATATTCTTCCTCTTTTTTTTCTTCTTTTTTTAGTTCATCTATAATTTTTTCTATGTCTTCATCAGCTTGTTCTTCCTCTTTTAATATTTCCCTTTCTACATTTCTTCTTATATTTGAAGGTTCTGTTGATAATATTCTATTTATCATTAATTCATTATAAAATTCCTCTTGCAATTTTTTTGTATCCTCTATACCATCACTTAAAATAAAATTTTCATCTGGATTATATGTTTTTTCTCTTTTAACATCATTTAATCTTACCATATATGGTTCTCTAATTTTATCATTGTCCCTTGATTCTTTATATTTATAATATATCCTTTGATCACCAATATTATCATTGTAACAATATCCCCCCATAACTGTGGGACGACAAAAACCTTCTCCTTTTTTTAAATCTTCATCTTTTATTTTACCACCCGAACAACAATTATCCTCATAATCTGCTTGATTCCAATCATAATTACCATAACAATTTTTTATCATAACGGCAATGTCATCATCAAATAAAAATTCATCTATTTCTTCTCTTATAACACCACAAGACATATATTATATATTATATATTATTTTTAATGCCCCATTCCTTCAAAACTTGTACAATAAGATGGATTTTCTCTAAAACACATCATCCTCGTACATCCACCAATTATTCCATTGTTTACCTGACACGTATTACACCCATCATACCATGTTGAACATCCCCTCGGTATCTCACTTGGATTATTACTAATTGGTGGATGAATATTAAAAACTATACCATTATCGGTCCACTCACGATTATGTACATCACAATTCACACAATTTGTTTTACCCTGAACATTAACAGTCATATCTACACTCCTCTCATTTGGTATTGTTATTTGTCCAATAATATATTCATTACCCGTTACAATCATTTCATTCGGATCAAATGTAAAGACAGCACCATTTGTCACACTAATACCCGATGTTCCTGTCCAACTATCAAAATCTATTCCTACTGTCATTATTTCATTATTCATATTACCATCCGTTACACCTATAGTCAACCAACTATCATATTGTGCATCACTATCAATATTTACTATCGAGGGTGAAACCCCACCTATATTACTATTGAAATTTACTATACTCTGATAGGCTGGAGGTATAATCATCGGATTTTTATCATCACCATATATCGCATATATATTCTTAACATTTACATTTTTTACAATTAATGATAACCTATATGTTGAATATCCAGATAATCCACCTTCACCACATCTTGTTACTTCTGTAATTTTTGGACAAACATATTCATTTTCACAGTCTTCATATGGTATATCACATGAAGACATATCACCTTGACATAAATTATTTACTAACATTTGATTTTCTTCATTTTTACAATCACTCAATATATTCCTTATACCATCTAAATCACAATTTTGACAATCACTATTACATTTATAATATCTACTCATCTGCAATTCTGAACATCTGTCTACAAATGGATTTACTACCGGAACATTCCCTATATCCCCCATCAAAGGAATAGGTGGCTCCGTAATAATTGTTGGAGGGACAGGATCTACTACACGAATTGGATCTATCACAATCATCGGATCATTACATCTACATGTATCACAACCATTATTGTCTTGAATATATCCATTTTCACAATACATCATACACATTACCTCAGGACACACCGGTTCTACCTGAATCATATCACAATCTATTGGACAAGCTATATTCATTCCACTGCTTTGCTTCTCTAAACAATCATTACAACCTTTATAATTATCTTCACAAGGCGTCTCCCATTGTCTGATGCAAGAATCAGAAGATTCACAATATGAATATCCCGCCCCTACCAAACAATTATTACTATCTAAAATACCACCCAACATTTGAGAATTAACTTTACCCAACAATAATAACAATAATTTATTCATAATATATATATAATATATATTATTCTGTTATATTTAAATAAGTTATCTCAAATGATATAAATCCTTCATTATCAATTTTTATTGTTAAATTATTTAATGATATAGGATGAAAATATAGATCATCCACAAAATCTTCATACAAATAATACGAGGATGTATCCAAAATTAATGGAATACGACTTATTATATTTTGACCACTCTCATTCTTCATACACGCTATTTCCGGTATCTCATCTATAATTAAATCAACGTGTTTTGTCGATACATCTTTATTTTTTAAATTACTCTTATACATCTTAAATCCTATTATATTTTTTGTTGGTAATTTTAAATCATCTAATAATGATATTTTACCACCCGTTAATGAATTCGGATCTACTGTAAATCTTCTTTTTGTTATCTCCGGCGTAAAATAACGATTACGAATATTTTCATAATCTTCTCTCTTACTATCATTCATTAATTTTTCATTTTCATTATAATGATTTTGATATAAAACACCAACATTTGATGACATTAATTCTTCACCCTCATCTGATGATTCCTCTGATGACGTTTCACTTTCGATTATATCTAACACATTATCCATATTTAATATATTAATATACTTAAAAAATCTTTAATATTTTTCCTTTCCTTCTATCCAAAATATCATTCAATATTTGTAAATATTTAATTTCTTTATTTTCATTATTTACATTTTTTATTGATCCATTTATCCTCTTTATATGACTTAAATGATAATATCTTTTATGATAAATTATATGCATTGATAATTTATATATCGGCATTATTTCCATCCAATACTTTAAAGATTCTTTTATTATTTTATCTCTTTCAAAATTTATTATTAAATCAATTAATTCTTCTGTTAATTGATTTTTTAAAATTATTTTAATTTCCGATGATCTGTTCATATATTATTTTAATTATTTAAATATAAAAGAAAATATTTATCACGGATTTGTGCAATTTCCATTATATCCACAGTATCCCGATGAACAGTTGGCCGTTGCTTCACTGGTCTTACACGCATCGCTCCAATAATCATTACTACAAGCAGCCGAACAACTATGTTCATTTGTGGTTCGACATTTTAATACTTGTTCATTCCCTTTACTACATGATTTAGAACTCGTGCATTGAGATGAGACAAATCCCGGTCCTTGTACACCTTCTTCTACCCAACAAGTTTCCAGGGAACCCGCCTTTGGATGACATTCTGCTGGATTATCTCCCACTCTGTGATGGTAACTATTATCGGGACAATTTTCGCATGTATTTGTTGTAGCATTAATGTATTTTCTACCTCCCGTACATTCTGTACATGTTGCAGGAGGTCCTGGAGAATATCTATGATCAATTGGACATATTTCACATTCTCCATCATTACTAACATATTGCCCTGAAGCACCGGGTTCACATGCATTACACTCTAAACTATTAAAAAAACTAGACCTTGACCCACCTTCATAATCAATTGTATTCTCTGTCAAATCACAAATATTACAACTCCCAGCTGAATCAACACCTCTATTCTGATGATATTCACCAACCCACACATTCGGACTCACGCAATCCTCACGGGAAGTAATACCTCCCAATGAACCACCATTTACTCCATTTTCTGCACAGTATTCATCATTACACGGTCCCCCCTCAAATGGTAAACATTCCCCTGTTCCATCTTCTTTTGTATTGTAGTAATTCGATAATTTACAAAACAAATCTATTGTTTCAGGTCCCCCTGATATAGGAAAATCACCATAATCAGAATTATCTAATGTTATAGGGGTAGCTAAAATTGTACTTCCCCTCGGACCACTACAACTTAAACTGGAAGAATCTATAGATTCGTGCATATTTGCTACTCTGCGACACCCAACACATTGACCATTTTGAAAATATGTCCCTGGATGATCAGAGATACAAGATTCAGGTGTTGTAACAGAGACTGGATCAGGTCTTTGATAAGATGGAGAATTTGGTCCATCTTCAAACCCCGTCCTTGATGATGGTGTGGTTGTGGTTGTGGTTGTTGTTGTTCCTGCTGCTGTTTCTGCTGTTGCTGCTGTTGCTGCTGTTGCTGCTGCTGCTGTTGCTGCTGTTGCTGATGCTGATGCTGTTGCTATCTTCGTCAGGAGGAGTTTGCCTAATAAAGCGAAAAAAAGTACTACTGCAATTGCCCCTATCCCTTTAATTAAACCCCATGGTATTTCTGCCATTTATAAATATATATAAAATATATATATAAAAAATTTGATATATTTATTTTAATATAACTACAAATAAATAAAAAAAACTAAAATAATTATGAATACTCTCATTATTGTTGAATCACCTACCAAAGCAAGAAAAATTCAAAAATATTTTAATGATGGAACAATCGTCAAATCTTCATTTGGTCACATATATGATTTACCCAAAAATAATATCTCTATCGATGTCAATAATAATTTTAAACCCAATTATCAACCCATCCCCGGTAAAGAAAAAATTATTAAAGAACTCTATAAATTAAAAAATAATCATATCCTTCTTGCAGCTGATGACGATAGAGAAGGAGATGCTATCGCATGGCATTGCGGTAATTTATTAAAAGTTAATTATAATGAAAACAATCGTATCATCTTTCACGAAATTTCTAAAAAAAGTATCAATGAAGCAATCCTTAACCCAGTTAAAATTAATATGAATTCTGTTAATTCACAACAAGCTAGAAGAATTATTGATCGTCTTGTTGGATTTAATTTATCACCTTTACTATGGAAACATATTGATTCCGATCAAAAAGGTTTATCAGCCGGTAGAGTCCAATCGACCCTTCTAAAAATTTTAAAAGACAAAATGAACGAAAATAAAGATTTTAAACCACAATTTAAAGATGATTATCATTCTGATTTTAGATACAATGAAAATAATATTATCACTTGTGAATTTATATCCAATCAAAAATTAGATCCTACTAAATTTCTTAATCTTTTAAAAGAAAATAAAATTTATTCTATACAGAATATTGATAATTCTCAAGAAAAAAAATATGCTCCATTAACATTCATTACATCTTCTCTCCAACAAACAGCCTACAAAGAATTAGGTTTCTCTGTGAAAAAAACTATGAATATCGCACAAAAATTATTTGAAAATGGTAAAATTACTTATATGCGAACCGATTCTCATTCCATATCTTATGGATTCCAATTAGAAATTAAAAATAATATTCTCCAAAATTTTGGTGATAATTATTACAAATCAACACAATACAACAAAAAAGTTAAAGGTGCACAAGAAGCTCATGAATGTATTCGTATCACAAAAATTGATGATATTTTAAGCGAAAAATATGATAAAGATGATCATAAATTATATAATTTAATCAAAAAAAGAACTATTATTTCCCATATGCAACCAGTTATTTATGACGTCTTAACCATCAATCTAACAAACAAAAATTGTGAATCTTTTGGATCATTTAAAGGAACTAATAAAAATATTATCTTTGATGGATATCTTAAATATGACAATAAAGATTTTAATAAATCTGAACAACTTAAAATTAATAATGATACATCTTTTACTCTTGAAAAATGTATCTATCAATTAAAAGAATCTTTTAAACCTCATTATTATAATGAATCTTCTATCATTAAAGTTTTAGAAAAATCTGGTATTGGAAGACCTTCTACATATTCATCTATTATTTCAACCCTCTATAACAGAAATTATACCGAAACAAAAACTATCAAAAATGATAACCAAAATATTAAAACTCTTACTTTAAATAAATCTAATCAAATTAAAGAATCATTTACCAAACAAACCATTAAAGATCAAAGAAATAGTATATTATTAACTGAATTAGGGGAGAAAGTTTTAGAATACTTAATTAATCATTTTTCAAATATTATTAATGAAAAATTTACAGCAAATGTAGAAAATGATCTTGATAAAATTACAAATGGTCAATTAGATTGGATTCAAGTTATCCAAAAAGTTTATAATTCTTTCTATAAAGATGTTCAAATTCAAATGAAATTATCATCTAAAAACACCAAAAAAAATAATCATAATGATAAAATATTAGGCAAATATCAAAATAATGATATTACTCTTAAAAAAGGTCCCTACGGTTACTATCTTAATTATAATGATACAAATATTAATCTTAAAAATCATATCATCAAAAATAAATGTGATCCCCTAAATTTATCATTAAATGATATTAAATATTTATTAGATTATCCTATGGAACTTGGTAAATATAATAAATCTAAAATAACTATCCTAATAGGTCCATACGGTAAATATATGAAATATAAAAATAAAAATTATAAAATATCTCAAAAAGATAAATATTCTCTAGATGAATGTATCAGGATTATTGAAAAATAAATTATACTATTTTATATAATGGTAAAGAATCTAGAAGAATAAATAAATCTAGAAGAATAAATAAATCTAGAAGAATAAATAAATCTAGAAGATTAAATAAATCTAGAAGATTAAATAAATCTAGAAGATTAAAGAAAGGTAAATCCCAGCTTAGACGATCCTTGCAATCAAGATCTATATTAAATAATCCTAGATTAAATGATGAATATAGACCTACAATTGAAAGAAATGAAAGGGTTCAAAGATTAATAAACAGAGAGATTGATCCAGATACTGGTACTCAGGTTAATTTAATGATGAGGAGTTCAATCAACCCTCCAGGTTCCACCATGACAGATGGAATGACACCCCGACAAAGAGCAATGATGAATCGTTTTGGTAACTTATCAGATAATTTTGTCGTGACACCACCTACATTGATTAATATTGATGGTTTGCAACGACCTCTTTCTTAGCGTAAATAAAATTATTAATCTATTATTTATAGACATTTTCGGGATCTTTTTTTTTATGACAACAACTTGATAATATACGATCTGTATTTGTTTTTTTCATATGTTTCATAAATGTTGTGGGTTTTCTAACATTATAAATATTCCCATCCTCCGCTTTGTATTTTACCAAATCACCATACCAAGGCCATAATTTATTACTTTCACTATTATCAGGATCCACTAATTCAGGATATTTTAATGTTATTTCACGAACACATTGTTTCCATTCATATGGTGGTATCATTGGATTTGTTGATACATATTTTGTGATTTCTGGTATATATTTTTTTTTAAATTCTTCATATGATAAACGATCTTCTTCTAATAATGAAAACTGTATCTCTAATTCTTCACATAATGAATTTATATTTAATAAATATTTATCAATCTCATTTATTTTTTCTACAAATTTCTGCTTTTTTATCCATGCAGCAATCAATGATGTACTCATAGATGATGTTGTTAACATAATATTTATATATGTTCCATAATTATCAAATGGCTCTTTTTCAACATTGTTTGCAACCGTAATACCCGATGTTAATGTCGATATAACAATTATTAACCATGACCATCTTTCTTCTCTTCTTCTTAAATCATCCAAATAAAATGATGACACAATACGATTATATTTTAATTTCCATAAACATTTATGTAAACGATGCTTTTTATGTTTACTCCATAATTCTATTTTTTTACCATCTTTATTTATTTTTACATCTTTTTCTTCATGATCTTCATCATAAACCAATGTATCTATTTTCTTTTTTTTCTTTTTTTTTACATAATAACTATCTGTTTCATCATCATAAGAATAACTTGATCTCGGAGTATTTGTCCTAGGTGTAGATAAAATATAATTTTCACAATTATTTTTTAATTCATCTTTTAGATCTATTTTCAATTCAGATATATCTTTTTGAATATCACCCCTAATATCCTCTAATAATTTATCTATTTGATTATCATAAATTTCTTTCTCCCCACCATTACCCAATTCTATATCATCTAGTATCAAATCTAATTTTTGTTTATCATATGCATCTACAAATACATCTTTTTCTGTATTATCCATATATTATATTATTTTTTATTTGAAATTTGATTGCCCAATTTATGAAATAATAAACAAATAAACAAAAAAAACAAATAAACAAAAAATAAATATGGGAAAAAAATCTGCCAAAAAACAAAATAAAGTTAATCAATCTACAAAAACACAAGCCTGTAAAGCTTACGATAATATAAAAATGAATGAAAAAATAACTTCTCTTAATCATAGAAATAGTATTCGTGTCGGTCTTGTTGGATGTGTTAGTTCAGGAAAATCAACTATTCTTAATTCTATCTGTGTTAACCAATACGAAGATATGAAAATTAAAAGAACAACAATGGTCCCGTCTGTTTATAAAGAATCAAATGACAATATCTCCGAAAATACTCACGAAATTTCAAAAATTCATACGCAAAATAAAGAAATCAATAAAACAATGTATGAAAAAGGAGAAGATCTCAAATTAGAAGATCTTAAGAAAATGGAATATATTATTCCAAAAATTAAAAATTTCATCGATTTACCCGAACATATCTATTTAGATATTTATGATATACCTGGACTAAATGATGGTCTAACAAAAGATGTATTCTTTCAATGGATTGAAAATAACTTTGATGAATTAGATGTTATTCTACATATCGTTGATATTAATAGCCCCTTAAACACATCCGATCAAATAGATATTCTTAAAATGATTATCAAAAATATTGAAAATGAAAAAATTAAAAATAATCGCGAAGTTCTCCTTCTTACTATCATTAATAAATGTGATGAAATGGATATTGATAAAAATACAGGTGAATTTATCTTTGATGAAGAAGATAAAGAAAATTTTGATCAAATCATCAACTATACCATGGATACAATAAATAAAAATGCACAAGATAAAAATAATATTAATGTTCGTTTTACTCCCCTATCAGCAGCCGATACATTTGTATATCGTATGCTTCATAACGATCCTAATGTTGAATTAGATATGAAACTCTTACAAAAATTTGGAGTTAATGAAGTCGGTAAAAGGAAATGGGCTAAACTTTCTGACAATGAAAAGAAATCTTTCATTAAAGAACATTTTAAAGATTGTGATATTAATGATACCCTCGAATTAACCGGTTATAATAAATTAAAATCTAAAATTAATAATTATCTTTCACCCCACAAACAATCCGAAATTCTAACTTCTCGTCTCCAAAAAGAATTAAAAGAAGAATCAATTATCAATAAATCATTTTCAAAAGATAAAGAACAAATGAATGAACTAATTGAATTATATAATTCTTATTGTCAAAAAGTCTATGTCATCGATCAATTATATAATACCAATAATTCTAAAATGATTACTGATCTTATTTACACTCACTTATCTCGCTGGATTAACGATATCTCGGATTTATCAAACGAAAATCCTGAATCTATTATTCGTCTCGGAGAATATAAAGAATTAATTCAAATGTTTATTGATAAAATAGATTCTTATGCTCTCACCAATAAAATCAAAATAGATATTGAAACTGATAAACAACATCGTTGGGGTCTCACTTTCGGAACCAATGTTGAACAAATTAAGAAACCCTTTAGCATCATTACCATGTTTAAAAATATGTTCTCCGGTTATTCTAAACTTCAAAATGAATTCTATCTTAAAAAATTACAAGACTATACCAATTATCAAGGGACCAATATTGATTCTTTCTGTGAAATGATTTATACAAATATTAATTGTCTTCGAGATAATTCTTATGATAATATTGAAAAAACAATCGATGATTGTATCATTATTATTCGAGATATTATTGAAGGGAAACACGATTTTCAAACTAACAAATATACACCTATTCATACATACATTGATTATAAAATTGATACCACAGGTGATGGCGAAGTTCCTGTTCTAGATAGTCATAGTACTATTATTGAGTTTTGTAAAACATTAATTAAGGATTATGATTATCCCAAGATTAAAATTATTAAATTCTTACAATTTTATATTACAAATCATTATAAACTAGTAAAAAGCAAATCAGGGGGGATTATTAACATCAAAGAATGTCATGTTTCCATTTTTCAAAATGCGTTTAAATCTTATGTTATCTTATTTGATACTTGGATCAAATCTGAGGGACCTAAGTTATCTGATGAATATTCTGATTTTATGAAAAATTTATTTATCATTAACAAAAGTTATATGCATTATTCACAAGATTTAGATATCAATTTAAATTATGTTTCAATGAAAGATATTGTTCTTGAAACACCCATGTATCTTTATTCACTTATTGTTAAAGATACATCCACTATTAGAGAACAATATTTTAATATAGATGATTATGATGAAATTGAGTTCGAAGATATTGATTATCTATATGATGAGGGTTCCAACAAGGTATTCACCATGGATGGTATTCATGTTGGTTCTTGGGATGATAGAGAAGGCATCATCTGGATAGATACTCACACTGTTAAAAAGATTAAAGAATCCAATCATAAATAAATTTATGAAAATCCATATTAATTTTTTATTTTATATAAAAATAATTTATTAATCAGTGCTGGAGCCGTTACTACTAATAGAACAAATCTTACTCCTGAAATGATAAGTATTTTAGATCAAGATTTTGAAGAATAAATTTTTTAATATAAATAATATATGGTTAAAGATTGTTGTTCTTCATCAATAAAAGATAAACAATGCATCCGCAAAAAAGATAAAAAAATATTTGAATTACCCCGTAAATTTTCTTTTGAAGATTGCGAAAATCCCAATGGTTTCACTATGGAGAGTTCATGTGCCCCTTATAAAGGATGTTATCATAATAAAAAAATAAATAAAAATAAAAATAAAAAGATATCCCCTAAAAAACAGAAGGGTGGTTCTAGAAGAACTAAACGAAGAACTAAAAGAAGAACTAAACGAAATACAAAAAAAACATTATTACCTAAATTAAGACCGATATCCTATGAAAATAAAAAACATAAATATAAATTAAATGATTCTCAAAAAAAAAGAAGATTAGCTATCGATTCGGGAATCAAACAAGAAGCTAAAAAAGAAAATAAAACACTCAAACAAGCAGCCTTATCTAAAAAAGGTAGATTTAATATCTTAAGAATATATCGTAAAAATAACAAGTATAAAGAATGCATGATCCTAACAAAAGATATGAAATATATAGACAAAAAATATAATTTAGGAAAAACTAATAATATATGCTTACAATAAATGTATAAAAGAAAAAAAAATTAACCTTTAAAAAAATATTCATAATCGTAAAATTAAAAAATGTTCTACTAATCCTATAACCGGCTATTATAGAGATGGATACTGCATGACTGGTCCTGATGATTTAGGAACACATACAGTTTGTGCTAAAATGAATCCAGATTTTTTAGAATATAAGGTGGAGACAAGCATATGGAGAAGATCCTAATTTAGCACCGGAAATTAAAATAGAATCAACTCATGAAAAAACATTAGATTTTATAGATCAATCAATTTTAGAATCTAAAAAAATTTAAAAGATATCTTTTTTATATGATAAATTCTTGAATATAATCTACAATTTGGTCTCTATGCATATATAACCAATGAATTGTAATACTATCCTCAATATTTTCCTGTAAATCATATTTATCTTGACCTCCGATATTTTTCATTTGTTTACTTATATCTTTTAAAATAGGTAATCTTCCGATGCCTTTTTCAAAATTAGTAAGATTTTCATAAATTATTTTAGCTTTTGTATCGAGAGGTGCCTTCCAATCTGACCCATCATTTATACTCATATGCGCCACAACATAATGTTTATTTTCTAAAAGATTTACATTTCTTTTAATTAATTTATTATTATGTCTATCTAATCCATGATAAACCCAGTAGCTATTACGAAATGCTATTCCCTTTTTCCTCTTTTGATCTAATGTAGAATTTTCATAAAATAAATCATTTCCGTACATCTTACCATCGGGTAAGAAAATCATATCAACTTTATTCATTATATTTCTTATATTTAAATTTATTTTTAACTTATTGCTCGTGACAGGTACTTTAAAGGGATTATTTATTTTTCCAAAGATCCGATACATATTTAACCAAACAATACCTTTGAATAATTCTGTAATATTTAAACAAAATTTGCTATATGAATCACTATATTTTTGTCCTTTTTCCATTTGGTATTCATGTAAATACTGACAATCAACATTATTACAAACATCTAGTTTGAATGCATATGATATTTCTTCCTTATTTTGACCCTCGCTGTTGATTAATTGATTTTTTAGTTTTTCTTGCTTTTCAATATATTTATTACATTTATTGATGTTACGATTATCACCTTTTTTAGTATATTTATCCAGATCTTTTTGCTTTTCCATAATACGCATATCTATTTTCTTTAAAGCATGTTTTAAACTGACTTCTTTGTTAGATAAATCGCCGTCCTCGACTAAGTATGAAATAAATGATAAATATAGCTTTTGTAATGGATTTAAATCATCTAGTTTATTCCTTTCACCTAATGAACTGTTTAATATACTCATGGTCATACATAAACTATTACATTTTATTTCTTTGATTATATTTTTATCATTTAATACTTTCCAACCTCTCTTAAATCCTGTTTTTAAATACGGTAATAATAAATAATCATTTTTATCAAACAAATCGTGGAATGATGAAGATATAGTTTTATAAGCTTGATTTAATATTTCTATAAATTTTTTAGCTTCATTTCTATTTTTAATAGTTTTTTTTTGTTTTTTAGATTTTTTAGATTTTCGTTTTGTTTTCCCCATATAATCTAATATATATATATTTATAAATTTGAAAAATTTATAAATTTAATTGTAAATAATAATAAATATGGATAAAAGTTATGATCAATATTTAATTGATATTTATCAAAATAATAGATCAATATCAAAAAAACATAATTATCATAATTATCAAGACATAACAGGTATATCAATATTAGATATAAACGATAATAAAACGGATGATATGGACAATATGAACAATATTTTTAATTTCATGAGGAAACTAAATAAAAAAAATAATTATTTAAAAGATATCATTTTAAAAAAAGATATAAATGAATAGTGAAAATGAAGAAGATATTAATGATGAAGCATTAAAATTAATAAAAATATATATATCACAAACACAATCTGCATTAAAAATATCACAAACTATTTGCAAACATTCAGGGGGGAATGAATTATCTGGTGATGATATCATATGTGGATTAATTTATAGATTAATGAATCCTATGTCACAACAAGAAATAAATGATTCTTTAAATAAGGCCGATGAAATTTTAAATGATGAATATTCCTCTGAAGAAGATGAAGATATAAATTTTGATAATGAAAAAAATATATTAGAAAATAATCAATGGAGAAAATTAAAAAGCAATAATTGTAATTGTGAAATTTGCATAAAAATGAGAGTAAATTTATTAAATTATAATAATTTTCAATGTAATGATAATCTTTCACAATTATTTCAAAATTCTATTAATGAAACATGCAATAAATACAAAATTAATATTTAATATTATATATATGTATCCCTTTAAAATTCTTAATAAGAAAATTTTAATGAAAATATTCAAATTAGCATCTATCGGTATATTTATAATCTTACTATTTACTATCTCACTTATGAATTATGATGATACTCACTTTAATGGATTTACTCATGATGAAGATATTAAAAATAAATTTTTTAACCGTTTTTATTTTACAACAACAACTTTTTCATCAACCGGATATGGCGATGTTTCACCTAAATCTAAAGATGTAAAAATAATATCAATTATTTTACAATTTTCTTTAGTTATCATAATGCTCAGTGGAACATTCGAAATTTAATATCTTATTCTATTTGCAAATGTATAATTTAAATGATCCTCTAACCATTTATTTACTTCATAAACCGATTTAAACCAATGACAAGATCCCTCCAATGATCCCCTATTATTATCCATAAAATTTTTTAATTCATCATAACATTCTAATTCTTTAGTATATATCATCACTTGTTTTACTATATTTGTTTCATCTCCACCGTAATTTGGATCTTTCTTTAATTTTTTTTGTTTATCTAATTCATATTTAAACCTTAAATCAGCAAAAATATCATTTTTTCTTTCATATAACCTTTCCTCATCATAATTTAATTTTTCATATTTTTCTTTTAATTCTGAAAATTTATAAAATTTTATAGTATAATGATGTGTTTTTGAAAATTTATTTTTAACATTTACATCCGTATCAAATCCATGCTTATTTAATACCGTTCTTATTTGAATACTTTTTTCCATCGTTTTTTCTTCATCTATCTTATAATTATATGTTTCTAATCTTAATTTAAATCTCTTAAAACTAAATAATAATAAATCTGAATTATTCTGAAAATAATCATAACTTACTATCGTATTTGTATCTATTTTTTCAAAATAATCTTTTATTCTTTCTTTTAAACTTACCCAATCTTCACTTTCTAATAATATTGGAGACCCATTATTACTATAATTTTCATTCTTTTGAATTGATTTACTATACATATTTATATCAGTATATTGAACTGATTCATCTATCAATCCTGTATTAAATTTTTGATTTAATATTAATGATTCATCATTTTTTATATAAGAATTACATGATATTTCTGCACCTCCCAATATACCCGTTAATAAAAATAATATTTCTCTCTCTAATTCTGTCTTTTTTTGAGAAAATATATCATCACTATAATATTTATTATCTGTTAACCATATATATAAAACATTTACATCTGGATAAATACAATCATCATATAAATATTCTCTATTTACGTCCCCCTGTGATAATACATCAACTCCTCTCAATGATATCTCATCTATTATTTTTTCATTGCATTTCACAAAACAATTTTTCTTAAAATAAAATTTTGGTAAATATAATATAAATTTTTTACAATCATTCGACATTTTATATTATATATATAAATTTTTATATACCATTATATATAATGGAAAATAAAACAATTAAAGAATTAAAAGTTTTAGCAAAAAAAAAACAAAAAAGTGAATGTCCCTCTTACTCTAAAATGAATAAAAAAGAATTAATAAATTATCTTTCAAATAATTCATCTAAAAAATCTCCACCGACTGATTCTTTATCTTTAACTAGAAAAAGATTATCTCCTAAAAAATCACCACTGAAAATTCCACAAACTGACGCAATCAGACAACAACAAATTCAAATTGGTCTGGAAAAAGAAAAACAAAAATACTCACCCGTTCATTATGAACCTTCAAGTTTAAGTCAATATAGCTTCACTAATTACCCACAAAAACCTATCAAAAAAAAAAAATTATCTCATAAAAAATCTTCTGGTCCCTTTAACCTCGATAAAGTATTTAGAGAAAATCAAAAAGGCTATAAAACACCAAAAGTTTATAAAAAAAAATCTTCTGATCCTTATTATTTAGATAAAGTATTTAAATCACCAACTCAAAGAAAAAGAACCGTTCGAAAACCTAAAAAATTATCCGGTACAACCGATCCTCTCCAAAACATGAAAGTAGCTGATCTTAAAAAAGAATGCAAAAAAATAGGTTTAAAAACTACCGGCAAAAAATCTGATCTAATCAAAAGAATTAAACAAAAAAAAAACTTTGATCTAGCTAGACAAAATTTACAAAAAACGGTTCGTCCTAAAAAAAATAGTATAACATCGGCTGAATATCGTGTCGCCAGATCTCTAGATAAATTATTAGATTAAATTTGATAATTATTTATTTATTTAAATTATTAAAAATAAAATGGAAAATGAATTATATTCTAAATTGAAAGATTATAGAACTAAAAAAAGTATCGAAAAATCAATACCACCACATTGCATTTTTCATAATAAAACAATTGATTTAATATGCTCTAATCTCCCAAAAACAATCATCGATATTTCAAATATTAAAGGATTTGGTAATAAAAAAACTAATGATTATGGTCAAGATATTTTAAATATATGCAAAGAATTTATTCATTTAGATAAACCCATAATTGAAAATAATAATAATAATGAAAAAAAAGAAATTTATAAAATTTTAGAATTATTAGACAATACAAATCTTTCTGATGAACAAAATAAAGTCATCCAATCTTGCGATAAAGGGGATAATACATTTATGTCAGGTCCGGGTGGAACTGGTAAAAGTTATCTCATCAAAATAATAGTTGAAAGATACCCTAACAAAAATATACAAGTCTGCGCATTAACCGGTGTAGCCGCCGAATTACTCGATTGTAACGCTAAAACTATCAATTCCTGGTCAGGTACAAAATTAATTAAAGGTGACCCACAATTAATTATCCAAAATACTATTAAACAAAAGAAAAATATTTCAATATGGAGAAATATCGACCTCTTAATTGTAGATGAAATTAGTATGATGTCTCTAAAATATTTTGATATCCTAGATACTATCGGTAAAAAAATCCGTAAAAATGATAATCCCTTTGGTGGAATACAATTATTATTTTCAGGTGATTTCTATCAATTACCCCCCGTTGGGGATAGAGGAGATATAGATTCATCAAATTTCTGCTTTGAAAGCGATAATTGGAATAAAACTTTTAATTCATTTATTGAACTCAAAAAAATTTATAGACAAAAAGACGAAAAATATATGAAAATTTTAAAACAAGTTAGAAATGGACAAATTAGCAAAAAAACTTATGATATCCTTAATAGCCGTATTTTAAATAAAGAAAATAATCTATCTTATAATAAAATTAATAAACCCATCATTATCTCTCCTAAAAAAGATCTTGTTGAATATGTAAATAAAGTAAAAATGAATAAATTAAATTCAGAAAATATTCAATACGAATATGAAATTATTAAAACTGATGAATTATATTCTCAGTCAAATTATTCTAATCACTCTATTGATATTGAACTGAAAAATTTAGAAAATAATATGAATGCCGATAAAATTGTGAATATTAAAATTGGGGCAACAGTCATGTGCATAGTTAACCTAGACTTAATAAGTGACAAAAAAATTGTCAATGGTAGTCAAGGCATCGTTGAAGATATAATTGGAGGATTTCCACTCATTCATTTTAAAAATGGTGTCAAAAAAATAATTAAATATCATAGCTGGATGAGCGACGAAATTAAAGGATTGGGTATTAAACAATTACCATTGTCTCTGTGCTGGGCCATAACTATTCATAAATCACAAGGAATAACCCTCGATTCTGCTATCATTGATGCAGGTGATAATATCTTTGAATGTGGACAAATCTATGTCGCTCTATCTAGAATTAAATCATTAGATGGTCTATTTCTAAAAGAATTTAATTATAAAGAAATTAAAACTAATCCTAAAGTAAAAAAATATTATGAATCTTTAAAAATTATTCATTAAATCTATTCTTCTTCCATTTTAAGTAATCCCCTCCCCATATCACAATTTTTTGGTATATGATATTCAACTGTCGTCTCATCATTAATTTTGACTTTTACGACTACTATATTACCTTGCGTTGTTAAACTTATTATTTGATATTCTTCATTGTCAATTATAATTTTCATATTAGATTTCGGATCTATAAAATTCTAACTCATCGCCACCATCAAGAAAAGTATCTTGTATTGTTCCATCATCGTTTACTAACCTTCCTTTTTTCCCTTTTTTTGTTTTCCCTTTTTTTTTTGTTTTCCCTTTTTTTTTTGTTTTCCCTTTTTTTGTTTTCCCCCTTCTTTTTTGTTTTTCCCTTTTTAACCACATTTAACGGTTGGGCATATATAAATCCATTTTGATCTACACTCATATGATATACAGCCGTCCATAAATCATTGTATTTAAATCTGACACTCAAATGAGGAGGATTTGGAAAAGTTTGATGAAAATCACCCTTTATTTCTATCAAAATATTATCAGCATGAACATCCATATTATTATAAAACCATTGAGCTAACCATTCCGTATTTCCTTCGTACAATGTATTTCTAAATGGTATCCTTTTCACTGCATATTTTTTATATGTTGGAACATTAATTATTGTCTGATATATTTCACTCATCTATATTTTATCATATATATTATTTATTCATAATCTATATATAAAACTCTTTGTTTCTTGTTTTCCTTTTTTCTTACTTTTTCCCTTTTTCTTACTTTTTCCCTTTTTCTTTGTTTTCCCTTTTTTATTTATCTTTATTTCACATAATTTTGGACAATTTATTACTCCTGAATTTTTACATGTTATATTCTCAAAAAAATTAAGAAATCTTAATCTATAAGATTCTGGATCACAAGAAGAATCACCACAAACACTACATTTTTTTAACAATAAAGACTTTCTCTGACATTTTGAACACTTTTTATTTGTTCTCTTTCTTCTTTGTATCTTTTTTATTGCAACAAACCTTTGTGAAGGATCTATTATATGATATTTTGATTTTGATAATTTATCTTGTCTATCTTGATAACTCATATCCAATATAGGTATCAATTTGGGTATTGATTTATAATATTTTTTTAATTCACTTATTGAATATTTTTTACTCTTATATCTTTTTCTTAATTCTTCCTTCATATCAACATCCAAAAATGGTGAAGGATAATTTAAATCTATACACATCTGTAAATCTTTATGCGTCCATGGAATCATTGATATTGATTCATATACATCCATTGTTCCATCTTTTTTCTTATATAAATCATATACACAATCATAAACTTCATTTTTTATTTTAAAATTTATACCCTCACATTTTAATGTCAATCCCTTAAATGGTACCGCTACCGACATCGAATAATCCATGATACCATTATCTGCCAACCATTTAGTATCTCTCTGTAAACTCTTATAGACACTTGATAAATTATTAAATTCTAATGTAAATCCTAAAGATACAAAAACAAAATCATCTTTTATTTTTTTATTACCAGGATTTCCTTTTATATCAAAAAAGAATGGTGGTTCACTCTCCTTTTTCGGTGATAAAATATTATTCATCATCATATAAATAGATTTTTTATCTAAATAATCTATCTTATGTATAGGAAATAAACTGTTATTAGGTCCCTTACCACTCTTTCTCCAAGCTTCCATTAATAATTCATGATTTTTAAATTCCTTCATACCCTTATTATATTGATTTTTTACGATTTTTATAAATCCTATTGGATCACCTTTCTTATCTTTTATAAGATATGCGGTTGCACCACTAGCACCACCACCCATTGAATCTAATTTTTCTACATCAACATCTTTCTTATATATTTTTTTTGATTCTTCTAATAATATACTATCTGTATCCATTATATATTAAACATATTTAAAAATTAATCAATAATAAAATTATATGTTTGATATCGATTTTATTCAAAGAGTTAAAGTATCCGGAATTTTCTGCTTACAAATTTACAAGATTTTAACCGGTACCCTATTAACACTATTTATCCCACAAAGTTGCGAAATTACCATCAATAATACCACCCAAAATAAAATATGCTCTCTTGAACAAAATTATGAAAATAGCGATGTATATCACCAAAAAACACTCTATTGGAATATCTTAACCATGACATTATTCATTGGATACTACTGTATTGAACTAAAAAGAGAAAATTGGTCTATCAAATATCTTGACATCGACAACAATAAACCAGACAATTCTCTCAAAGAGATTATTATCAAAGATAAAAAATTAGATAATGAAATGGATCGTTTAAATAAATATTATTATTATACTGTCATTATAACTGCATTAGCTTATTTTATCAACCTCGTATTAATGATTAAAATTATTAATGATGAATATCACAGCTCGTCAACTATTTCTTGCTTTATGAGCTTTTCGTTATTAGTTCTTATGAAATTATATAGTTCATTTACTGTAGCTAGAGAATCTGTCAAAAATGATAAAATGATGAGTGCATATATGAATGAATTTGTATCTTTTAATGTCTTAGATGCCGATTATATTGAAAATAAAAAATTAAGACCATAATGATTAATTTATACATTTTATAATTATATGATTAAAAAATATAGATATCAAATTTGTTTCTTCATTCCATAAGACCATTCCAAAGAAGCCGTTTTTTTTCATTATTTTGTTCATCACTTGGCCATCCACTCGGACCTTTTCTTGGTTGACATTCAATGATATTTTTAACTTGATTAAATTTCTTTTTGCTAAATTTCTTTTTGTATTTTATGATCATTTCATTTTCTGTCATATTTGCAACGGCTACAATATCTACATTTTCTGTGAAACCCGGTGATCTAAAATCGCCTGGTTTTATGTGAATCGTTCTATATTTTAGATCATTGATTACCAATGTCGTATTATCACAGAGTAAATCTATATTAAATTTTTGGTTTTCTTCCCCCTCAAACTTCTTCAAACTACCATCAATTCTCATAGGTAGTTTGTTGTTCTCACACATATAAGCTTTATCGAGTTTATCTTTCATCTCTGGTTTACTATAAATTGATGGATCTCTCATTTCAGACAAGATATCCCAACCAATTGTTGGATCTTTTAGAATAATTCTTGCTGGATGGATTGGGATGTCTGCCCCCCATCTCCTAATGAGTTCTAGTGGTCGGTCCATTCTAATTTGAACCCATAGTTTGTTATCAAATAATTCAGAATTAACTTCCCTAAAGTTTGATCGTTGCCGATGATAATCACTGACATACCGTCCGATAAGGTCAGTGATATCAATTGAGAGATCATCAAAGATTAAAAGGTCCATTTTGTATTTGAAACAAAAAAAAATTCATAAATCAAATTTTTTGTTAACAAGGGAAAAGTGAGTTTTGTTGATTAGACTTAGTTTCTTATTGCAATATATGGAAAATCATCCACGCTATATCTTTTCGGATTAACACAATCCTTAGGGGGGAGATCCCCTAATACCCCCATTATCGTAATATAAGGCATCATTGATTCATTTAAATCACTATATTCTCCACTTGTATCTGTTGGATCTTTAAATACTATTAAATCATTTAAAGCTTCTTCTATTTCAAATATACTAAATTCGCCCCTTATAAAAGTTGCTCTCACTGATTTTTCAGAGAGAAGATTCACTAACTTTATCTTAATTGAAATATTTTCTTCTTCTGTACATAAATATATATCTTCTTTCAATATCTCACTTTTAATAAATCCCTCCCTAAAATAATGAATATTCTTTAAAAGATCCCTTGAATTCCTCCACATCCCACCATCAAATGGTAATGTACATGTTATTGGTACCGAACCATCCATCTCCGAAAATTTCTTTTTATTTCTCAATTCTGCTACCCTCAACCACCGCTCCTTCTGTGTAATACGAAGAGATTTGTGCCACTCTCTCGCTTCTTCTTCAACATAATCTCTCCTCATTGGCTTAAGTATACTCATGAAATAAATAACCAACCCAGGATCTCCAATAAATCGAATCATGCAAAAAGCAACATTCTCATTCCAAGTAAACATCTTGTTTTTCTTTTTAATAAACTCATAAAAAATAATTCAAATTTTAGAAGATATTTATATTTAATTCTAATCCTTGAATAATATATCATCTCTTTAAAACTATTTGATTCTCTTTTAAAAATTAATTTATAACAAAAAAATGCCTCAAATGAAGGACATTAAAGACGCTAGTGACGGGATTCGAACCCGCGCATCCTTCTTTCGAAGGATCGACCTCCCAGGGACACCATACATTTCCATACTTCCTGAATACATTAACACCCGTCTCAGAGCATCTCCCACCAATGCGATCTCAAGTAACCCCTTACACACAGACCTTAGGGGCGTCCCCCTAAGAATCACATATGCTTGAAGAGACCATCCTTCACACAGGAGGCATACCAAGTAACCGAAGTCTTCAGTTTCATGTAATCATTCAGTTAGGTTGCTACAGGTGAATAATTTGATCGGGTGACACCAACACACTCTCCACTAGCAGATGCCTCTTTAAGAGGACTTTGTCACATGGGGGACTTGAACCCATGACCACTTGATTAAAAGTCAAGCGCTCTACCAACTGAGCTAATGTGACTTGTGTTAGCATGGGGAATTGAACCCCGTCCTCCAGAACCACTCGCAATCTCTATAGAAGATCTTTTGCTGATAGTTCAGGCTCGCGAGCACCTGTTTCTCAACTAAAACCCGCTTAAGAAATTACAAATAGACCCTTTGGAGTGCCTCCCGGGAGACACATCTTGACCACAAAGATATGATGCTAACTGGTTGTTCCATGTGGGACTCGAACCCACGACCGCATAGGGCGCACCCACACAGCTCTACCAACTGAGACTTAACGGAACTAAAGTGTCGCGAGGGGGACTTGAACCCCCGACCACATGGTTAAAAGCCATGCGCTCTAACCAACTGAGCTACCGCGACGTGTCCTGAATGGGACTTGAACCCATGACCACATATTGTTCACAACCGCTCTAACCAACTGAGTTTTCAGGACTGTGTTATCCACCTTTAACACGCTAAAATTAGCTTAAACTGGAAATCAAATTTTTTGATAATTCAATTTTATGAGTATAATTAATTCATATAAAAAATTCATATAAATATTTTCTGTTTTTTGTCTAATTTGTTTTGTCTTTCTTAGATACGTAATGATTCTGAATAGTAATCATTTATGTATATTCTTCTTCAGATATTCGATCACTCTCTTCTATCATTTCTTTGACACCCCTATAGTGTTTCTTATAATGATTTGGGTGATTTTCATCAAACTTTTCATTATAATCCGCACCACCTCCACCACGTGCCAAGAACCAGATAAGATCTTCTTGTAAATCCCTTGGTAATGCGCAGTTCGGACTTCTAAGGTTGTATTTACAGACTTCTAACATCTCTGCTCTACTTACTTGTCTAAGATTGCACTTATCCCCGCATGTGTGACCATATACCTGATGAGGAGTCAATTGTTGATGAAGACTTCCATCGAGATAAGTATAATCGCATATCCCTCCATTCTTTAGAGGATCTCCCCAGTTCAGATGATGACACTCGCATTTCAGAGAACCGAATGGAATGAGATCACTGGGACTAGGTGGATATTTATCTTCTTCTTCATCTGATGAAGACTTATCCGGATACCATTCCGGTAAAGTAACTATCAGACCGTCGTCTCTCTTTAATATATACTTGGATTCAGACGAATGCGACATCTTCTTATCCGAACGGTAAGAGTATAAAGGAAGTATCTATAGGACAACGATTTCACCTATCACTTCTAAATTCATTTAATATTTCATAAAAATTAAAATCAAATTTATTTACAATGATCTATTGAGATCTTTTACATAATTGAATGTCATCGAATTTAAAAAAAACCTTCACAATGAAGGACATTTAAGACGCTAGTGACGGGATTCGAACCCGCGCATCCTTCTTTCGAAGGACCGATCTCCCAGGGACACCATACATTTCCATACTTCCTGAATACATTAACACCCGTCTCAGAGCATCTCCCCACCAATGCGATCTCAAGTAACCCCTTACAGATTACTCGTTCAAGGCGTCCCAAGAACAAGTCAAATGCTTAGAGAGACCATCCATCACACAGGGGGCATACCGAGTAACCTAAGTTTCCCAGTTTCATGTAATCATTCGGTTAGGTTGCTACAGGTGAATAATTTGATCGGGTGACACCAACACACTCTCCACTAGCAGATGCCTCAAATGAGGACTTAATATCACGGGCGGGATTCGAACCCGCTTAGGTCTGACGTAAATGACACAGGTTAGAGACAATTTCTTCACTTCACCGGAGGAAACTCTCGGGATTGATCAGATCCAAGGGTATTCGCCCACTGGTTTCAACCAGATCCCATGAAGAACTTATATAACCCATATCAACCCAAAGGAATCTATTCCTCTGCCGCTCACCACTCGGTCGCGCCGTGATTTATGTGGATATCAGGGATTTGAACCCTGCCCTCAAATATGTACAAGAGCCCATCTTGATCGTCTCGGTGCTGCAGTCACCCATACAATCGCCACCGAAGTGGAGGACTAGTGTAGAGATGAACCCTCTTACCTAAAATAACGGTCGGGACCACCCGAACTCTATCCACGTGTTCTGTATGGGACTCGAACCCATGACTGCGCAGGACGAAACCCACGCCGCTCTACCAACTGAGACGTAACAGAACTTGGTGTCACATATGGGACTCGAACCCATGACCACTTGATTAAAAGTCAAGCGCTCTACCTACTGAGCTAATGTGACGATTGCC